AGCAGCCCATCGGACCCCCTGCCTTGCTACCTAGAACGGCGTACGGCATGCTGGTCGTGCATCGATGCCGCATCGTACGGGGCTGTGGCTGCGTCTGGCCCTGTGGCTGTACACATCAGGAGGCACGTGGCTGCAAGATAGATGGAACGCGCGCCTCGCCCCTGACCGGGGGGTGCCCTATACATCAAGTCCTGCCAGCCGCGAATTTCTAGATTTTTCTGGTACACTGTGACGAGTAATCCTAGAACGGAGGTATACAACTTGACAATGACACAGCCAACCGCATGGCCTATTGGGAACCACTTCCTCGTTGTGCCCGACAAATCGGACGAGGAGACGGATTCGGGGATCATCTTGACGGTAACGCAGCCCAAGTTCACGGGCACGGTCGCAAAGTTGCCATACGGCGTACAGGGCTTTGACACTTCGGCGGGCGATCCAATTCACGACGGCGACATAGACGCTTACGGCGAGGGTGCTGTAATCCGCGAGGGTTCCCGCATTCAGTGGTCGAGTCAAACGTGTTTCGCAGTACCTGTATCTATTGAAGTAAAGGACGAAGGCGAAGTTGATTTCTTGCTATTCACAGTAAGGGATGTAGACTTAGTATTGCCAGATGGCGAAGTCTGATAAAGGAACAATGGCGACTAGTGAGAAGGAAGCCGCGAAGCACGGCATGACGCTGCCGTACATCCCGAATTCAGACAAGCCAAGTTGGGGAGACCGCAGGGAGAAGGTTTGGCTAGACGACGAGAAGAGCAAGATCAATCCTGCTTACTTGATTGAGGAGCGGGACAGGATCATTGATTTTTCTGATCAGCACTTCAACTACTACGGTTTCCGTTGGCCGATGGAGGCTGACATGTTGAAGGGCATTGTCGAGCAGGCCAAGCATTTCGGCATTGATCTCGCGTCGTATGCTCCTGAGACGTTAAGCCTCAAGGACATCAAGGACTTCGATCAGTTGATGGAAGCCAGTCAGGAGACTCTTGAGGTTCTGATCAAACGAATCAACGACGGTCACGAGCGTGCGATCCGCATGCTTGACGAGGCAAAAAAAAAGCGTTGGGTCGATACATTAAAAAGGATTCTGGAGATAAGAAGCCTGTGTCGAGAAAAGGATCATCCAAGTCTCGACCCAAAAAGCCCCGAGGGTGAGGCATGGCGTTACATTCACACATTGCGTTTCGCTATGTATGTGGGTCGCAGCGACATCACGGGCAAGTTTGACTTCATTCTATTGCCGAATCACCTGATCTTGGCCGACTTGGTCAAGGAGATCGCCTTTGAGTACAAGGAGGAGGCGGGGATTCAGGGTGTGATGATTGTCATTCCGCCGCGCCACGGCAAGTCATGGTTCATGATCTTCGACGAAATCCTATCGATCTGCTGCGAACCTGACGAAAATGGTGCGATCGTGCACAACTCTGAGGACATGGCGGCCAGTCGTTTGAAGGTGATCAAGGAGCACTTCAATGACCAGATGCCCCAAGGGCGGCGGCGTCGCGCGTTGTTCCCCGAGGTCGAGATGGACTGGTCGGTCAACAACAGCCAGACGATGATCCTAAAGAACCGCCGGGTCATGTCGATGGAAGGCAACTGCAACTCATACGGTTTGCACGGCAAGAGGCTGGGAGTCACGATTCACAGGTTGCGTGGGGACGACATCATTGACCAGAAGGAGTGCCGCGAGGCGACTACTCGCCAGCGCACGAACGAGACATTCACCAAGGTGTGGATGTCACGGCTTACGTCCAAGCGCGCCTTCTTCTTCATCATCGGCACTCGCTGGCATGACGACGACATCTTGGGCAAGATGGTCCGGATGTTGCGCGCGGGGCAGACGAACTTCGCGTACCTCTCGATTCCCGCTGGAGGACCCGACGAGGACTTTGCTCCAATCTGGCCCGAGGCTGGATACGACGCAAAGTTCTTGCAGAGGTGGTACCACTCGCTGGGCCCACAGGATTACGCCTGCATATTCCAGAACGACCCAGACACCAAGGTATCTCGCAAGATTTCCAAGTTGTGGTTCTATGACCGGCAGTGGTGGGAAGATGTTAAGAATGCCCCGGAAAACGTAAAGAACTTCCTCGCCCGTGGTACGTATTGCCTATCGGTAGATCCAGCAGGAACAGAGGCGAGGAGATCTAACAAGGCTGGCATGACGTACTGCGTACATGGTCCCATGGAAACCCTTCTCCCGTCGGGACTTCTTATTGAGCAGTACACCCTGTGGTTCCTGAAGAACTGGGACATCAGTGCCAGCCAATACACGATGGTGGAACTCATCTCTGATTTCTACAACGCCAGACACCGACCTGACGGCAGGCATGAGGTAGATCGCATCGTTGTTGAGACAACGGGCGGTTTCCATGCCACAACCGAGATGTTGGTCAACACCAAAGGCATTCCGGACGAAGTTGTATACAAGCGTGCTCCGGGCCGAGGCAACAAGATCGACAGGTTCCTCCAGTATTCAGCCCTGATTGAGGGCGGAAGAGTAATGTTCCCCGGCATTTACAGCAGGAGTCTCTCAGAGGGCTCGGACCTTGAGTTAGCCATGGACCCCGATTGGTCTGAGGCAGCCAACCAGATGCTCCGGGCCGGGACGGTCACAGATCTGAACCTGTTAGACTGCATTTCGCAGCAAATGGCAGAGGTGGCGCACCTCTTCATGGACGATATCATCCATGAGCACCCAGAACTTCTCGCTAGGAGGCGTGCGTCTGATGAAAGAATGCGGAAGGACAAGGTGGAGAGGTACAAGAAGAAACTCAATCAAGGCGATGAGCAGGAGTGGAAGAGAAGAAGAGGCTCTACGGTAGGTTTTCTAAGGCATTCAAACTCAAGAAACATGGGATGAAATAACATGGAACCATTTACCTCTGTTCTTCTAGTTTCAGTTCTATTTATATCGTTCATTGGCTTATACTTGCAGTGGCGAGTCACTACCCGGATGGAAGAGCGAATGATTTCTGTTGTAATGGAGGTTCATGATGAGAGCCGTTTCTATCACAACGCTGGCAGGTCAAGTGCCCAGCATCAGTTAGATGTTGAAAGGCTGAATATCGAGAGAATTCAAGCCGAGGCGGATAAGGCCAAAGCAGAAACCAGTAAGATGGAAGAAGAGAGGATGCACCGACGAGAAACTCACGGTGTTGCGGAGGAGCCAAAGTATGGTAATAGGGGACATCGAAGAACTGTAATAACACCGGTTGGTGGCCCTAATGGCTAAGTATAAAAATCCTCAAGAACTACTCGACAAGATCCACGAACTAAGAGAGGCACACCGGTTGATCCGGTCTGATCTTGCGGTCTATGCCGCCCTTGGCGTTGCATACGCTCATGGACGCCACTGGAAAGGCATGACGACCACCAATATGGGCGAACTTGTCGTTGATGAGTGGGATGAGAACTACGATCTTCAAACAAGAGAACTCAGGGTGGTCGATAACAAGATTGGCCCCCTTCTCCGTCGTTTACAGGCTGACCTGAACCCTACACGTGTAGAGGCAAAGGTCGAAACACCCCGCCACTTATGGGGGTCTGAGGCAAATCAACTTGCAAACACTTGCGAGAGGTTGTTGCTTGGGATTGAGGAAGACGCAGGCTTTACACAGGCAGCGTCACACGCAAGTTTCATGAGGTGCATCGAGGGAAGTTACCTCTTGGGGCTAGAACTCTCCCAGAAAAAGCAAACACTTAAGGATGGCGTCATTAAATCCCCCGGCGGGGAGCCTATTGAGGTGAACGACCGATGGTTGCGGTGGACAACGTGGCCGTTATCAGATCTTGTGTGGGACCCCTCGAACACACACAGCGATCTCAGCGAACACAATGTACTGATGCTCGATCAGGTGAAAACGGTGGAGAGGTTCGAGGAGATGTTCGGTCCAGTGGAAAACTACGGTTTCACAAAAGACGAACTTCCGACCGTAGAGGATTTGGTACCATACTATGCCCGCGCCTCGGAGTTGACAGGAACGTCTCTGCACCTGTCTTACTCTTCTTATCGGAAATCAAAGGCTGTTCGCCTGACAACTTTCTTGGAACGGGACCCGCGTGACCCCACGAATTGGCCCACGTGCTACTTTGTGGTTGATGTCTCCAGTGCACAGGTCAAGGGACGTGGCACGGTCCTCAATTTCGATAACCCAGAGAACCCATACGGCCACAACGGTCGAAGTATATTTAAGATGGACTGTTTCCCCCGCGCCGATTCAGTTTCTGGCGCAGGTGCCCCGCATGTCATGATGACGACTCAGGATCTCATCAACATGCTCCGGTCTATTCAGTTCCAAGCGATCTCCGCACAGGTTCACGGGCAGTGGCTCATCGACAAACAGACAGTTGACCCCGACGAGTTCATGAATAAGTTGAATTCGGGCGTTGGATCTGTACTTCAATGGGATAGTCGCGGGCCCGAGAACCGTAAACCTCCGCAGATGGTCTCGATGGGGCAGGTTGACAACAATCTCCTACTCATCGGCAGCGACTTGGCCAACGGAATGCAGCAGCAGATCCACCTGTCCGGTGCAAATCTCGGAATCGGCAAGACACACATGCCCCAGCAGTACGCACTTCGACTGCTTGAGGAGGCGGGTTCCGTAAAAGATGCGATAATTCAGAAGGATTCCAAGGTGTACTCGGAACTCCTGAAGGTTACACTTGGAACAGTCCGGTCGATCATGGATACCCCCAACCGGATGCTCAGGCGTCTTATTGATAAACATGGGTTCTCCCCAGCGGACATCAAAACCTTCTATGAACTCGATCCAAAGTTAATCCGATTCAATGTTGCCGCTCGTGAAAAATCAATCACAACTCGCAGCCTGCAAGAGCGGGAACAACAACTCAATTTGGCACTTCAGTCGCAAACCATCTCCCCTCAAGAGTATTGGATTGGCATGGCCACTGAAATCAAGCAGCCTATCTTGGATGTTCATGATGATACTATCGCTTGGTGTGATCGGGTTGTTGAACAGGTCGTTAATGGGGTTGAGTGGCAGGGTGTTAGCGCCATTGACCCCACTGTTTTCAAATATTGCGTGAATAAGGCGGTACTTGGTCTTGATTACACGGATGATGCAGATAAGCAAATCATTGAGAGACTTAATCGTGCCGTTATTGTTCAGTTTGGCGTTTCTGCCGAAACACAGCGAGCCGAACAGGCCGCAATGCAGCCACCGCAACCGCCTCCGCAGCAGGGCATGGCGGGACAGCAGGGCCCCCCGCCTCTCTCGGCAGGCCCTTCCCCGATTCCGGCTGGCGCGCCGCCGCAAGGGGCTCCAGAATCAATAAATCCGCTAACTAATCCAGTAGGTGCAGCCGGAGGTTTACCTTTAGGGCTTTCATAACTTGAAAGGGTTGTTATTATGAATCACATGTTTGGTACAAGGTACTTGTCTATGGATGCCCCCGAAGGCTCCGCAGCCCCGGCTTCAACTCCGGCACCTGCGCAGTCTGAGGCTGCTCCTGTCACACAATCTGCTCCGGCTCCGCCCCCAGCAGACGTAGTCCCGCGTTCTGAATACTCCAGTCTCGAACAACAACTTGGTCGGGCCGAAGGTCGGGCCAAGCAGTCGCAGAGACTAACATCCGTCGCTGAGCAATACGGCTACAAGAACCTAGACGATCTGGCCGACGCATTGCAGACCAACTGGTCACAGCAGAGCCAGCCGCAGTCTACTGATTCTTATTATCAGCAGCAGCCTGCTCAGCGCGAAACGCATCGTTCTGATTTTCTCACCTCTGATATGATCGACGATCGCATTAGTCGCCAAATTGGCATCAATGAATCGATTTCTTCCCACAATGTGGGTAGAGAGTCCGAGAATAGCATGATTACCCAAATGCTTGCATCCCCAGAGTTCTCTTCGATTTTCGAGGGGATTGATCAGGGTGAGTATGGGAGCGTGTTTGACGCGGCGTATTCAGGTGCCGGTTCGGCGGCAGCAGAGGTTGTTGCATCTGCTATCGATAACGCCATTTATGGCGCTACTACTCGATATGGAGATGACGCTCCGAATAATCTTCAAGGCAAATCAATGCCACTGAAGGACTCGGCGGCCTTTGAACAAGTCCAAGGTAGGGTTCTTGAAGGGCTTAGAGAACTGGCAGCGATGAATGTATTCGCTGCAACTAAACAAGGCATGGCGGATTTTGTCCCCACTGGTCGTGACGCTGAGGGAGAGGAAATCTCCCTTTCCGATGAAAAGGAAAAGCGTGCACAAGATATCAGTGACTGGGCGCAGCAGCAATTTGAAGATTCTTCTGCTCCGGGTACACCCGCTTCTAACTAAAAAAGAAAGGTAATATAACATGGCCAATGTATCTGCCAATGTTATTGCATACCTTACAACTTGGTCTTCTGCATTTGAGCAGTTCTATCGTCCGGGCGTCGCTGATTATTTGAAGCGATTCGGCAAGACTACTCGCGCAATCCAGAAGAACCCTAAACGTAAGGTTCTTGGTTCCTCCATGGAGGTAACAGTCAAGAACCGTAAGAATCGCTCCTCGCGTCTCTCTACGGACCTCATGGCTCCTCCGCCCGATCCCAACCCCGGTCGTTACACCACATACAGTGTGCGCTTTGACCATGTCACTGCGGCAAGTAATGACTTCTCGGCTCTTTCGATCGGCTTTAATACCAGTTGGTATGACATTAAGAAGAAGGCTGACTCCAACTTCAAAGATAATATGGGCGACTTCATCCGTCAGGATATTGAAGATGGCCTAGAAGATGTCGCTGAAGAGTTTGCCTCGTCATTCCATCGCAACAGTACCGGTCTTCTTGGCACAATTACTTCTGTCAAAAAGAACGACAGCGACTTGTATGACAGTGCATCTGCCGCAGTTGTGACTCAACCCACCATTCTTGCTAAGGTTTCTCCGACCGCAATCGCACACCTCATGGATGGTGACATTGTTGATCTTTGGGACGTTACTGCTGGTGCATATGAGATGTATAACGTGCTTATTGTAAATGTCAATCCCGTTGACTACACGATTGTTCTTGGTCTTAGTGATAAGCCGAACACAACCGTTGCTGACGGCTCTACTGATGCAACCAACTTCGATCTCATTAGGACTTTGGTTCTTTCTGAAGGAACCACGTGTGCCATCTACCTCAGTGGTAGTAAGGGAGTTACCTGTAAAGGTACCCTTAACAACTTCTTCGACATTACGCAGGATTATTTCAGCATTACCGCTGCAAATCGTCTGCTTAATGATTTTCGTCCTCTGAACCCTCTCCGTATCGATGCTGCGGCAGGCGGTAGTGATGTTCAGTTGACAGAAGACCATTTCCGTCAGGCTGGCGAAGCAGTCGGATGGGCCAACGGTTCCTATCTCGATGCTGATAAGCGAATGATCGTGATGAATCGTGACCAGTACCGTGCAGTCAATCTCCTTCAGAAGGACTCGGGCATGACCATGCTTCCTGCTCTTCAGTCGGATATTGGTAACAAGATGAACAAGGCTTTCGGATTCGATGGTTGGACTCTTCATGATCCAACCCTTGGCTCCGTCGCGCTCACGGTTGACGATCTCGCCGCTTACGGTGTGATTGACTTCCTTGACATGAACACTTGGGAAATGGTCGAACCATTCCCGGGTGGAGCCTCGTTCGACTTCCTGCCCGGATCTATGGCCGGTATTTGGAATCGCAAGAATTACAATGCTACTGCGATTACAGACTACGGTGCCATTAACAACGGTCGTCCCTCGAAGGAATTCGAGGCACAGGGCGAGCAGTTGTATGCTTGGATCAATGTAGGTGCTAAACGCAATGTTCGTATTCAGGGTCTCGATTCGACTCTGTAAATGATTCATATGCTCCTTGTGGTTAAGGGGGGCGGCTCCTTGTGGGTCGCCCCCCGCCCCGGGGGTGGGAATGAACCCTGAAGAACAAGAAGAAACCCGACAAGACCTAATCGCAAAAGCGAAGTCGTTCGGTATACCAGAGGCCCTTCTGGAAAAACTCAACATCACCAGCCTGCGCAAGATTGTTGAGTACGAAGAGCAGGCAGGGGGGATCCCAAGTGCCGCTAAGGAAGTATAGGCAACTAGAGCCAGATCTCTCCCTTGCACCAGATGGGGGTGGCGTTGGAGCGCAGTGGCTAAGCGACGAATTGGAAGAGAGATGTGGAGCCAAACTTGCTTGGAACAAGACCCGCCGATGCTTCATGGTATACATCGAAAGGGGTAGGCAGTTGAAGACCTACATGGACCTGTTGCCACACAAGCACTTTCCACTATCGTCATCTCTACTGCCATTTATTGTAAGTACAATCAGGGCGGCAAACGCATATCGGAGTGAAGACCCCGGTAAGGCAATTTTAGATTATATGAGTAGGCAAGAGACCCTGAAGAAGAACGGGATCAAGAAGTTTGTAGATGACCGATTCCCTGACTTCAGGTCATATGCGGAATGGTCTTGGAAAAAGTTGAATGATAGGCACGCTCGATCTGTTACCATGCCAGACATGGCCAAGGCCTATAAAATGTCCTCCCCCTAACTTTGTCAGCCGAGGTACCCGGCTGGCAGAGTCTAAATATCAATCGGGGCAACAGCCCCGGCGAAAGCCGATTGAAAGGAAAGATCAATGGCACGAAGAAATACAACATCACGAAACTCACCGTATGCTCTCAATGCAACTGCCTATGTATCTACCACAGATGCAGTTAGCGCTACCACGGGCCAAGGCGGTAGTCCACGAAACAACACAAGCATCTGGGAAAAACTAAACTCCATGTGCTTTGATGTTGAGTGGACAATCGGAACAGAATCAGGAGATGCTATCAATGTCACTGCCCAACTCCTTGACCTTAAAGCCCGTAATCTTGGTCGGCCTGCTATGGTTGATTGGAGCCTCCGAGCATCAGATGTGGCTGGCGCATCTTGGGGGGCGATTGATACCGCATCTGACGGTTTAGCCATTGTCACAGGTACAGTTATCAATGAATGGAATGCGGACGCTTGGGCGCAAATGCAAACAGATAATGACGGGAAACTTACTGTTACTGTCGGAGACTCAACTGGTGCTGACTATTACAAAGTTCAAATCGTAGTAGGCGACCGCGTCTTCCTGAGCCCACTCATTACGTTCGCAGCCTAATCTAGGCAGTTAGGAGATAGCACATGGCTATTCACACTGCCTTTACCTCTGGCTCCGGTGCCATCCCCGTCTTCTCGGTCAAGAAGGATACGGACGTTTGGATCCCTATTCTCCTCGTCGATAAGACGGATGGCATTACCGGAGAAACTGGCATCGCCTATGGCAGCGTAGACGCTGACTACGGGCTGGCCTCTGCAACCTCGCTCACTTCCTACTCCGTCGTAACGGCGGACTGGAAGGAGATGGGCGAGGGCATGTATTCCATGCGCATTGGTGCGGCTGAGTTCACGTCAACAGGCCGATACTTTATCCGTGTTGGGGACACAGCCCCCAACGCGGGTAAATACTTGGTGGCTGTTGAAGTCACCGAGAACGACGTTGATGATCTTGCTGATGACCTTCTAAGCATCAGTAGCATCCCCGTGTTCACAGCCAAAGAGGACGTGGATACTTGGATTCCCGTGTACCTGACAGATAAGTCTGACGGGTCCACGGCAATCACTGGACTCGCCTACGGCAACGTTGACGTTGACTTCGGCTTGGCCTCCGCCACATCACTCACCGCCTACTCCCTCGCCTCGGCGGATTGGAAGGAGATGGGTGAAGGCATGTATGCTCTTCGCATTGGCGCGTCAGAGTTCACTGCCGTCGGCAGGTACTTCGTCCGCGTGACCGGGACAGGCACCAACTCTGGCAAGTACATGTTTGCCGTGGAGACGAACACGGCCTCGATTGATGACATTGCCTCGGCAAGCATCAATGAGATCCCCGTGTTCGTGGGCAAGAAGGATGCGGATACTTGGATTCCGGTTCTGCTTGTCGATAAAACAGATGGCATCACCGGCATAACCGGGGTTGCTTATGGTTCTGTTGATGTCGATTATGGGCAGACTGGAACAACCGCTTTTCGGTCGTACGGAGCGGGTACCGACGACTGGAAGGAGATGGGAGAGGGTATGTACTCCCTTCGCATTGGAGCCAGCGAATTTGCTGCGGTGGGCAGATATTTCGTCCGAGTGGTCGATACAACTCCCAACGCATCCAAGTACCTATTCGCTGTCGAGGTCAATGCATCGATTCTCGATGACGTTGCAAGCATGAATCCCAACAACATCCCGGTATTCAATGCTAAGATATCAACCGATACTTGGGTTCCTGTCAGGTTTACCAGCGCCGCAGATGGAGCATCTGCGATTGCTAGTATCGCCTACGGAAGCGTTGATGTGGATTACGCCTTAGCGTCAGCCACATCTTTCACCAGTTATTCGGTGGCCTCCGCCGACTGGAAAGAGGTGGCGGAGGGCATGTATGCACTCAGGATCGGCTCAGCAGAGTTTGGTTCGGCAGGCAGGTACATGATTCGAGTGGTTGATACCGGGGCTACAGCCCTCAAGTATTTTGCTGCGGTTGAAACAACAGCAGTTACTGTCGATGATTTGACCCGATCTACTACTCCGGCCAACACTCTGGACATCGATTCAGATGGCTTGGTAGATGTGTCCAAGTTCAATGGGACCGCTGCCGTAGTTGAGAACAGTCTGCTCAGCGTCAACATTGCCTCCATCAGTGAGGACAATGCAGCCGCTGATACCCTTGAATTGATCATTGAAGACACTACAAAACTCAACGTAAATGTTGAGCAGGTCAGTGGCGATGCTACTGCTGCCGATAACCTTGAACTATTCACCGAGCAGTTGTCTAGCGGCAAGATTCAGGCTTCTACGTTTGCCAACAACGCGATTACAGCAAGCGTTCTGTCGGCGGATTGCATTGGCAGCAGCGAACTGTCATCCACTGCGATTGCCGAGATTGCAGACTCCGTCTGGGATGAGGCCACATCTGGTCACGTAACCGGCGGGACGTTTGGTGAGCAGTTGAAGACTGACGTGGATGCGATCCTTGCTGACACGGGCACTGATGGGGTCAAGATAGATCTTGCCCAGTCCATGTCGGCAGAGAACTTTGCGGCGTTGACAACCGGACGTGCGTTGTACTTGATGTTGGCCCACTTCGGCCACAAGTGGACGACTTCCGGAGGCAACAGCAAGGTTTACAAGGCAGACAATGCGACTGTATTCCAGACGAGAGTTATTGCCAGTTCTACTGAGATTGCGAAGGGGTCCTAAATCTTAAGTTTCCTAAGATTCAAGATAGCACTCTTGGGAATCGTGATCACGTAATCATAGGTCCCCAACTCCGGCTTAAAACAACCAGCGATGCTGATAGCGTCGCTGGTTGTTTTTACCAGATGCCCGACTTGGAGCATTCTCTGGGGGGTGGGTATCTCGTACTCCTCGACTTCTGCATTGTCTCGGGGCTCACACGAATCTATCCACTCAACCCAAACAAGCGGGTAGGGGGTCTTGAATGGCTTGCGCCGCTTGGCCATTAGTACCCTCGACGAGGTCTCTTGCTGGGGCCGGGGTTGCCCTCCTCAGCATACATGGCTTCAACTTGCCCCTTGCACTCGTCTTCTGTCTCATGAGTGCCGACAGTTTCACCGTCTTCCTTTGTAACAGTGTGCCACTTACCTTCTTTTTCAACACATTCCCAAGGCATCAGTCTTTGTCCTTAATCAAGAGTTCTGCATCCCACTCACGCGAGCGGAACCTGCAATTCTTGCCTATCTTACATTCTCCCATCAGTATCCCAGCCCCCCATTGGGTGACATCTTTGCGTTTCATGTAATCGGGTTGCTTGTGGCCCAGACCTATGCTCCCCACATTGGCATAAAAGTGGGGTAGGAGAACTTTGCCTGATCTCTTTGCCTGAGTGATCGGCACTGGCCTATGGGTATGACCCCTCACAGACAGGGTCCAAGATTGCCCCCCTGCCATGTAGTTCATCTGTAGGCCCTCCAGTTCGTCCGAGTTCTGGGCGCAGTCAAACCCATGGTAGAACAGGACTTGGCCCAACTTATAGCACCCAGCCTTGCTCTTTATGTAGGGGACCTGCTTCCACCTCTTGAACTCCCCGCCGTACTCGGGGTGTCGGTTCCAATGAACAAGAGAGCGCAGATTTCTTGGAATCCTGCGCGAGTCATTGGTAAGTATGTTGTCGTCGTGGTTCCCAAGCACCCATATGAGTTGGGACTTCTTCGGTAGAACTGATCTTATGTCTTTCAGGTATCCAGAGGCTCGGTGGTACTCGTCTTCGAGTACGTGCAGGACTTCATCTGGGTGCACTGAAGCGGCAGCAGCATCAAAAAGATCACCGAGGAGAAGAAAATGCGTGATGCCGTGACCCTCGATTTGGGACAGCAGCCATTCCTTCGCTGATTCATCCGCGTGTGGGACATGTACACAACTTATCGCTGCGAACTTCGCTTTATTGACCATCTGTTTCTACTGAGTTTTAGGCTGGATAGGTAAATTGCTGCCCGGGACAGGTCGCCCCTCGCGCCGCAACATTCCTCCCTCCCGATTAAACTCAGGCCACAGTTCCTTTGGAACTCTATGCCGGATTCCTGCAAGCCACATCTTTCGATATTCATTGATTATACGAAGTCCAATGGTTTCAGCCCGTTCCTCATCTCCTTCTTGCATTGCGCGATTGACTTGTCTCCGAAGAAGTTTAATGTCCTCGGATGTGTCAATGCTGATTTGAGCCTGCAATCTATCGATATCAAGCGGTTGCCATCGTCCCCTAACCGCAAGACGCCATAGTAACCCTTCAAGCCCATCTCTAGTTACGGCCCGTTCAAGGCCCTTGTACGAGTTATAGTAACCGACTTGGTCCAACATGTATTCCGATATCGTCAATTCACCTAGTTCGGGATCTCCGATTTTCCTGCTGTCAAACACCCGCTGACCAGTTCCCATTTCAAAGAGCGACTTAAGGATTGGGGACGAAGACCCGAGCATGTATTTACTCATGTCTTTGAACCCCTCCACCCCAAAGGCTGCTTGAGCAGTTTGGAGTAATTCCTGTATTGGGGTAAGGCTGCTCAGAACCAAACCCTTCGCCTCACCGCCCTCTCCGCTCATCTGGATCATCAACTGGTTTCTGATCCACCTTGGCAACATGAACAGTGGGACTCGATCCTCTTCATCCAGACCCTCAACCTCCATGGCGTGCCTGATCTTCTGCCAAACATTGACATATCCCGGGCGGTCAAACAGGAGTTTGTATTGAAGGGCAATGTTGTTTCTCTGCCACGCATAGAAGGGAATAACCCTACGGCCAACCTTCTCCTCCAACTTGGTGAAGTCTCCATAATCGAAGTGCGCCTTCTTCATCATCAATACGGCATTGTCTACGGTGTCTCCCTTTGCACGCCTTGAGAGATATACCGCTGTCCTGAACGTGTCGTCGATTGAAGCGTTCAACCTGAACCACCACCCACCAAGGGGTCCGAACGTCGCTATGTACCTAACTTGATCCAAGATAGTCTTCTTGGCGTAGGCATCGGGGTTTCCGAACGCGGTACGGTGGAGGTTGATTACCTCTCGCGCGGTTTGGCTGCCATCAACAGCATTGATCTTGACCAAGTGCTCGACCATCTCTGTTTCCGTGAGAGTCTCGCCGCCAAGTGTGTATGTTTTTGCGTCGTCGAAGATCATTCCCGGGCCGGTGGGTATGATCTTCCCCTTTCGGTTTCCGAAATGGAACTGATGCGAAAGTCTTTTAGCGGTCATGAAGTGTTCGGTAAAGTCTCCGAGAGACATCCCACCCACAATCATGGAGTGGATGACGCCGCCGAGGACATTGACCGTTGTCCAAGCAGGGTTCATCAATACCGAGCCCTTCCAAATCGACTGGACATAATCAAAGGCATTTCCGATTGCAGTAATGTTTTGGTCGTCTGATATCCTCCTGATGTAGTCATCCAGAGCCGCAGCAACATCTTCCGGGTAATAGTACGACTTGGCCCCTCCACCAAGAAGTGCCTCTGTCATCTTGTTTGTTCTTACTTCTTCGCTCAACCTCCGATACGCGACATTGTTGATGATGATATCTCTACCACCCTGATTAACAATGTTGCCCTGCCTTGGATTGATGACGGCATCTTTTACTTCATCCAGAGTGAGGGCTTTCATTTCTGGGGCAATACTCTTCAGGAAGTCGCTGACGGCGGCAGATCTCCAGTGCTCGCGTACCCTCTTGCCTAAGATTAGCCCAAGGTCGGTCTCCCAGATTTGTCCCTTGTACTCGCTGCCCAGCATGTCGGAGAATCTGTGTGAGGTGGACGGGCGATTTAGTTCAGTTGGGCTTGTCGCATATACTTGAGGCAACCACCTCTCCCCGTTCGGATTTCCTATGGGATTGCCCCTCCATCCCGGTGTTGGCAGGTACTGTCCCGGATTTCCTCCTGCCTGTTGGATCGCAAGGTTGTAATCGTATATGTCGCCCGGGAGCATTTTGTCTGGGTTTTCCCTAACAAATGCCTTTCGATATGCTATGAAATCAGCGGGAAGGTTCCTTCCATCAGACACCTCTCCGGCCCATACGTAGTTCCATCCATCTCCGCTTTCGTCAACCCAGTATGGATTCGCCTCGTCTGTTCTATAGAAGTATCTATTAGTGGCCCTGTGGAGATGAGCCTGCTCTTGTCCCGTAACCCTTGCGCCACTTGATGCTCGATCCCTTACAGCGCGCGTGTCTGCCGCCCTTGCCCACGCCGCACGTTGTGCGTGGTCTGTAAGCCGGAGCGGCACATACGCAAACCCCGGATTAGGTATGGCCATCGCGCCACTAGCGGCTTCTTTAATAGCCATATCCGCGTGCATCTTCTGAACCTTCTCGGCAAGCCTTTCAATTTGGGGGTCGTTCCAAATCTTCTCCCTGCCCCCATACTTATTCATAATGTTGTCTATATTTCCCTCGAACGCCGAGTTCACGTGTCCATCGCTTGGGTGGATACCGTTGACATTTCTCGCCCTTGCATCTGCCTCCATAAACTTTGCGTACAATATCGCATGGGCATCTCCTGTCGTCATATCAAACCGGCTTTTTATTGTGGCGAGATTCTTATCGAAGGCGTCAATAACCAACCGCCTCTGGAACTCGGGTGTATTTTCATGCGCATGTCTGAATACGGACACGGCCTGACCGGAGAACTTTCCCCTTCTGCCTGCTCCCGTTAGATCCCTGAACCTTCTCTCGAATTTCTCAGCCACCTCTGAAGCCTTGTGAACCATTGTCCCCCTTGCTGCATCTAATTCCTCTTGAAGCGGTGCCATTGCTTCCCGTCTGGCAGCAAGGGCCATCTCCATCTTTTCTTCTGTTTCTTCGATTCGCCTTGAGTTTTCAGTTACCCGTGCACTCGCTGCGTTAAGCCTATTTTGCGACCTGTTTTCATCGGCTTGTAGGGTTCGGTACCGCTTTGCCCTAGCCCTGCTTTCCGTAGTTGCGCCGAATGCATTTTCAAAGGCGTTTCTAAGAGATCCGTTTATGGGTTCATCGTATGCGTTTTCGTAAATTCGCCTCATAGACGTTTTGATTGCGTCAAACGCCCCTTGCAATTCAGGTCGAGGGGGTACGCCATTCATCACGAATTGCATGAATGCTTGGGCAAATTCCTCTTCGTGGGCTACAGACCAGTAGCCGTCTTCGATCCCAAAACGTTTTTCGAGCGCCGTGATATCCTCTTGGCTAAGATTCCGCCGAATGATGTGACCGATTTCATGGATAAACGAACCAATGTCGGGCTTATCCAGTGCGCGAATGAGCGCACCCCCCTGCTCCGTGAACTCAACAGAAGCACGAGCAACGTCACCATCCCCCATCTGGTAGAGTTGTCGGGCACCGGTGCGATCATACCTTCTTACGAGGGCTGATCTCAGTTTTGGATCTGGGGTGAACTCCGCTAGTCTCTTAGTTTCAATCATCCCACTCTTTCTAGCAGCCTCCTTGACCCCGGGCTGCGAGTGGATGAAATTAAATACTTCATCTATTATGAGTTTTTCATATGCACGTGCAGCAGATTGCCCGCTGCTATCCCGCCTGCCTGACAACCTGTTCAGTTCATCACCGTAAATCATATCCGCCTGTTGGTGCCACTGGTGGTCGATGCCCCCCTCCACGCCCACTCCAAATCGGCTGCCCTCTGCCCTTCCCATAACCAACGCTCTGGTTTGGTGGTAGCCTTGATCCCATTCATCCGCCGCTGCTGTCCCGCCTGCCCTGTAATTCAGAAGGCTACCCGAGTCTTCTTCGTATTTTCTAATGAACTCTTCGACAACCTGCCAGTATTCCATTGTTTGGGTCGGAACGAGTTCGTCGTCCTGTGGCATAAATTTGGGAAGGGCATCCTCTCCGTATCGGGATATGAATGCGTCTTCGGCCTTCTCCAATCGCTCCATCATGGCCTCGAAATTACGCATCACCCGGGGGTCAATCGCCAAATCAAGTCGATCTGCCCGGCTCGCCATAAGCATGCTTTGGAATGTCTCCCTTAGGGCCTCAACTTCTTTATTAACGGCTGTTAATTCGTTTGTATTATCTTTAAGTTGTCTGTTTAGTTCTTCCCACCGACGAGAACCGAGGGGGAAATCTCCCCCCTCTGCTCTTTGCGCCATATGTCGGAGTTCTTCTTTAATCGTCATTTCATTGGCTCTCAATAATCCAGTGTGTGAGAACTTTGCCCTAATTTCGTCCCGAGCCGCAGCAATTTCTTGCTGGGTATACTTTGCGATCTCGTGGCCCCTTCTGTAGCCGACGGCCGCCCTGACTTGGTCTAGGCTCACATTCCCCAAATCCATTTGTAGTAAAAAATCCATCTCCGACCCGTTGATTATTCGTCGATTTACGAGTTCCTCTTGCTTTAATATCTCTCCCCATCTTGACCAACTTTCTTCATCGACCATTTTAAAGAGCGTAAGGCCTCTCTCCCGGCCCACCGATTCAAGCAAGATGTCTTCTATAGCCTCTTCCATTTTTAGGATGTGGTCACCTATGCCCACGTTGTCGGTATTACCTATGCTTACGAGCATGTCCTCACTCAGCCCACTTATGTTTTCGATTACCTCGTCTTTACTGGTAATTTTTATGTCTCCAGAAGACTCAAACCCCGTGCCCATCTTAGCCCATCTGTGTAACTTGCCCCGACCACTACCGTATTCTTCGGTGTCCGAAATCAATACCTTATATCTATTACCTTGCTTGTCTATGATGGGAAACTCATCCATAGTTTTAGTGTCGCTTGGATCCCATCCGGGGTGCAGCCTTCGCAATATAGTGGCCGAGGATTGATCTCCTTCCGTCCCCTGTCCCCACCTCAGAAGAAAGAAGACATCCTCTTGACCGAGATATTTTGATGCTTCCGTCGTTGGGCTGCCACCCGTCAATTTATCGGCAGACCTCATGGAGGAAACGGATACGCCGTCATAGTTCTGTTTAATAGCATGATCAATTATTCTCCTAAGTCCCAACTTCTCCCACACAGTGGTATGTTTCCCGGATGGCAGTGGAATGGCGCTACGATCTAGGAAGGGGAGGGGGCCACTCTTAAACTCACGAAGAGCATCATCTATATTTTTCAGAGAACCCGGCATGAGTACCGAATACCGCGAGAAGTTTTCGTGCCCCACGGTCGCCGTGCGTATTACATATCCTGACTTCTTCGCTTTCGACACTTGCTCTTTAATCAGTTTTTCTAGCCTCTCAATTCTTCTTTCCAGTACGCGATACTTGGTCCCGGGATAATCGATCTTTCCTTTCAATGTATCTAATTCACGTTTGCCAGAAAAAAGACTGTCGGTCAGCCTTTTTATCCTTTTTTCAAACTTATCAACAACGTCCTCAAACGAGCGTTTCCACTTGTAGTAGTTAATTAAATCTTCCCGGAACCCCTCGCCTGCGACCCCCTTATGCCCCAAGAGTTTCTTTAACTCGACAGGAACCGAGCCAGATTTGTCCGCTAATATAGTTGCGAGGAGTGTTGATCTGGGGTTGGTCCATTTAATTTCCCTCCCGGCCCGCCACTTTTCATCTATCCGCGAAGTAAAACCTTGGATAGCATCAGCCAATTTTGATTGTGTTCTTTGACCCGCTTGTAAAGTATCGCTTTGCAATTCTTCAATTTGAAGTATGCGCCTCCCGTTCTCCATTCGATCGGAAACCCTGATGTGAGCAATGTATCCCAACGCCCCCGGGAAATGGCCGTCTCCTACGAAAAGTTCTGGGTACTTCGATGCAAGTTGAAGGGGGGCTCTCAAGAAGAAAGTCCTAGTATTCATTCCCCCTATTTCATGATATTCGGAATAACCTGTGCCATGCACTTTTCCTATTTCAACAACACCGGTGCCCTGTTGAATTCTCAGGCTTTCTTCGAGAGGGTATGCCCTGTTGTTAAATAACATCTGGTCGGCTAAAAACTCTGGCGACCTTCCATGCTTTGTTGACCCAATCAGGTCACGTAGGTAAACTGTTGCATCGTCCCCGCCGTGCTCTGGACCAATGAGTTTTTTCCCGACGGTTGTTTTTATGCTGCCGTCATGATGCATAATGGCGTCATGTAGCAGTTTTCTTCTCACACTCATACTTCGTTCTCGGTTCCCTCGCACTAATCCTCTACTATCGTAGCCTTCTCCAATCGAACTCCACTCAAGCCGGTTCATGGTTCTGCCACCGATCCCCTCGGGGCCGGTAACTGTTTCGGGGAGCCCCCTTGTCCAAAGGTTTATCTTGCGTAAAGCAATAACGTCATCTTTAGTGTATTGGTATGGAACTTCCCAAAGTCTGCTAGTTTCCAACGCAGTTGTGCCACGACTATAATCCCCGGGACTTAACGAATGCAATCCTATCGTAGTGTTCTCCGTTGGGTCGCCCCCAACTCGAATCCTAGTTGTTCTGTTCGCCCCTAATCTCTGGGAGAATAAACCTTCAATAGCAAGGTTTAGAGTAGGGCGTTCGTTACGTGTAGTCCCTACTCCCCCCGTTTTAAAGGAGTGAATAGGTAGATCAGGCAACTCTCTCAACTCACTTGTGAGGGGGTCAACTTCATGGGTCTTGTACCTGTTGAAATAGGCCAGTATCCCGGGGTGCTCCTCGAAAATATCGTCAAGCGTAAATAGGTCTGCGTAACGATCTTGGTCTCCGTCCGCCCATTTGGGAGCCATGAAGATATTCTCACCGTCGTCCGCTCTAAACAGGTGCCGAGAATTAAATACGCTGTCTCCAGCACGTTCGTGCAAAAGACGTTGAACTTTTCTTATTGATCTAACACTTTCTTGACGACCTCTTCTCCATACATTTGCGTCGGTTTCCGGTATTTTCTGCAATAATTCAAGATCCATTTGCTGGGAAAGAAGGAAATTTTCTATGTCCTCAGCCTTCACAGCCTCACCCCTTCTCATACGCAAGTAATCAAGTAGGCCGGAGTGGATGAGTTCTTCCTCGGGGACTGCAAATATATCGCCCTTTGTATGTGTTGGCTTTTTGGCCCCCTTCTGGAACATGGTCCGGATGTGCTTGTATGGCCAACCGTACTTTCCAAACCCAGCCTTTTGTTCTTTATCTACACCTTTAAGCCTGAGCATGTCGAGCCATTTTTCTCCGGTTAGCGGTTCTGTCACCTCCAAGGTGCGAAGAATTCGGACAGCGTTAAGTGAGCCATATTCTGTGATTGCGGTTGGGGGCAGTCCACCTATTTCCTTGAACCTTCGTGCTTGCTCCGATCTTAGTTTCGACGCTTGCTCCCCAATAGGATCAGCCCCGTTAGACCGGAAAGGCTTGAACCCGCTCCAATCTCTTGGGTTGTCGTGGATTCTTTCGATACTGGCGAGGAGACTTTCTTTTGCAAGGAACCCCGCCTCTTCTTTGCTGACCCCCGCTTGCGCTTTCGGCCCGAATGTTTTGATTGTCCCTGTTTTTTCTTGGACATTTTCGAGTTTCCTTATTGCTTTCATTGCTCTTCTGTCAGTGACCAGAAGAAGCAATGAATCATCAAGTTCTGTTACGTCGTCTATATTCAGTTCCCAAAGGGGATTTGGACGATTAGGCCACAGTTCCTTTGGGACTTCATATAGTCTGGCAGGCCCCCCCTTGCTCGGCAAGAACAATTTTACCTCATTGTGATTTCCAAGGAACGCGTTGACGAGGGCGGCATATGTCAGGGTTTCTTCGTCGGCTGCCTCTTTGATAAAGACCGCATTAGATGCAACCCTTTCCCCAGTAGCGTTCGTCGTGAAGCCCGTCCTAAGCACCGCTCCATCGGCTAATCCAGTGTGGCGGAGAACATCTGTAGCGGAGTTCGACCAGTTGGGATCGATTCCGGAATCGTTCAGTTTGTGGACTATGTATGCGTCGTTGATTTCTTTGGGGATGGGTCCGCCTTGGAACAAGACCTCTCTCCCCTGCGGGGTCTCCCCCCCTTTGTTTATTTCGATCCAGTCATTGAGCCAATCCTCTTTAGTTCCAAATCTCCCGCCTTGCCTTGCAACTGCTTGATCTGCCATGGCATCCAGCATTCTCGCCAGAAACTCTTCCTCACCTTCCTTTGCGAAACCCGCCTCGCGTGCTCTGTTTGCAGTGGCCAAGGACGCAGCGGAGGGAGGAGGCAAATCTCCCAGCAGTTCACTTTTTTCTGCGTTGATGTCGTCAAGTTTTACTCTGAGTTCCCTGACCCTGACGGTGTCTTCCGCCGTAGAATTGGCTAGATTCTTTTGCAGACTCCCTAGTTCACGATTCACCAGTCTTTCTTCGTGCCTGAGAATACTGATCTTGTTCCCCAGATCATGCATTTTCACGTTGTGATTATTGAAGAGGCGGGACAAGAAACTCGGCCCTTCAAAGATGCCGATGCCCTGCCCGGGGAACTCTCCCCTGACGCCATTAATAGCATCAAGGAGTATGTTAGTTCTCGGATTAAGGATGTCCCCAACTTGGTGTGCCGATAGGTTTTTCAGAGCAAGGGCAGCCTTCAGGTCAGCCGTGGCATCCGTTACCCTAGACGCAAGTTTCGCAAGTTTCTCTGTTTGCTCAAGCGTAACTGGCGGGGCTCCTTCCCCTAAATCAAGGGCCCCCCTTTCTGCTTTCTCTGCCTGTACCCAAGCCTCCTCGCTCTGCGCATAGGCTTGGTGCATCCTTGCGTAGTGGGCTTCTTCATCCAAAAGCCTAACCCCGTCTTCGACAACGTCTACTTCCTTGAGCCTCTGCTTTATCTTAAGCGCTCGGCCAAGGCGTTCCGTGTCAAACACGAACTCCGCATCGGCAGTGGGAGCATCCCATTTCCACCCGACTGTGTCTTCAACATACCTCCATTCGGAGTGATCGAGTTCTGCGGCATTGACCGATACGGTTTTCCTGTATCCGTTTGCGGACTCGGTGACAGTTACCTTTTCTCTCAGTGCCTTTGGCAATGAACTAATAAACTCGTTCACGGCTCCGGTGGCTTTCTCAGCAGTTCCAGCAGCAATAGAGAACTTTGAGGCGGTACTTTCAAACCTTCCCAATTCGAGGAGATTCTCGGCTGCTATTGCGGCCCTCGCCGTGGCGTCTCCTGCTCGCATCATGGAATCAGCGCCCTTGAGATTCCTAATCGCCTTGTACTGTCGAGCGCGCTGTCCTATCCGAAGAAGCGGCATGTTGGTGCCAAGGTTTCTGTAGCCGGTTCGCTTCCAAAGCAGTGGCATGACCCAGTCCATGAACGGGACGTGGGTCTGGTAGTCTGCCTTAGCCATAAACCTACCGAAAAACTCCGCTGACAATTCCATGCCAGCAATAATGTCGTCGTTCTTGTTAGCGACAGTGCCGAGCCTGTTGTACTTAAGAAGCCGCTCCCTAGTTTGGTCAAAGATTTTTCCTAACGCAGCCTTCTTTTCCTTGCGGGTCATGTTCGCTGCCTTGCCAACCATTTTAAACGCTTTGTTAAGGCGTTCAATATGGTTAAGGCCAACACCGATATCTTGCAGGGTAGAGCCAGTAAGTCCGTTATCGACAATCAGGGTCTTGTTGAGGAAGTCTTCCAGAGTTTTGTATTTGGAATTATCCGGCAAGATTATCTTGGTGATATTGCCAGCGTCGTCTGTAATCGTCCGACCCTTTGCAAGCATCTCCTTTGCGGCATCTTTCACGTATCGAATGCCACGGCTTTCGATCGCTATAGTTCCAGATCTCCTTGCTAGTTGTTGTGCTCCCCTAGTACCGGCCACCTGCCACGCTCTTACGGTGCCACCGCCAGTGGCGTAGGAAAGTGGGTCAAGCAAGATATCACCTGCGATACCCAGAATGGCTTGCGCTGTTCTGTTTTCAACCCCGAACCTCTTGAGAACTTCGGAGAAGTAAACCCTTCGCATACCAAGGGAAGCACGCTCTTGCTCCTCGCTGGAAATTCGTATCTGCTTCCTGTCCTCTTGGCTCAGGGTTGCATGGCCTATGATGGACGATGCTCCCAACCCGGCTGCGTATAGCGCAGCGCCATGAAGTGCACCATACGCCGCACCCCCCACGGTTCCTACCGCTGTCCCTAGACCGGGGAAAGTGAGTGAACCCCCCATTGCCCCATACCCTGCTCCAATAGCAGCACCGCCTGCCATCATCGTGCCGAGTCCAGCCGCCGCACCCTCCCAGTCCGGTTTGTCGGTGAACGCTACGTTGAAGATGGAGTTTCTAGGAAGGTCGATGAAGTCAAGGAACTTCCATACGGCGGACCTTTCTTCTCCCAAGATATTGCCACCGGACTGCTTGATCCTCTCACGCATCTCATCCCGAGTCATCGCATTGATTTGCGCGATGGTCATACGAGGCACAGTCCTCTGGTTGAGGACGGACTGCTGAACGGGGTTTTCTTCTGTGTTCTTGAGGATGCCCCGATCTATGAGATCTTGGCGGGCCTTGCGTTGTTGTTCTTCAACGGACTGCTTTATCAGCACCGACCGCATGGCCATGGCTTCATTTTGCTTCCTGCGTTCCTCGTCGTCAGGAAGTTTGGGAACCGTTCTGGCAAGATTGTGGCCGCCCTGCGTCATGTTACGCAGGAACTGTTGGTTAGTCAGTTGAACTGGACCGGAGAACTGGGTCAAGGCCTTTGGGTCCTACGCTTCCTTGGAGCACCTAATGGTGGGTTGTTCATTCCGACTTCCTTGTATTGCGCCTGATAATTTGCAAGTTCACTATGGAAATCTGAACCCATGGACATTTTGGCAATCGTAAAGTAATACTGCTCCCTTGCATCTTGCATTTGATCTGCAAGATCTGCTCCGCCAACGATTCCCCGAGCCATAGAACCAATCCACAGGAATGGTCCACCGGCTGCATCAAAGTCCTCATAGCCGCTGTTATGCATGAGCATCTGCATACTTCGAGCAATGGCCTGAGCCTCGTCCGGGTCTCTTTGGTGTATCTCCACAAGTTCAGCAAGACTTGCATCCATGTTCTTTACATAGCCACGTTGCCTAGCCTCATCACCTGAACCCATGCCCCACCATCCCGCTTCAATATCTCCAAAGGGTCTGATGAAGGACAGGTCAACGTTAGGCATGGCCTTCTTGGCGTAGTCGCCAAGATTGCCTCCCTCCTCGGATTCCGTGGCTGCTTCATCAACGGGCTTTACAAAGACTCCGCTGACTGGGTCTACTCCCATGCCCAAGGCTCCGGGCTTTATGCCCATCTGTCTCGCTATTTCGGCAACAGAAGGTACGGACATCGCCATCTCGGCTATTGCTTGACCAAACGTGGTCATGCCCTGACTCGCTCCAGCGTATTCCATAGCCATGGTCATTATGTCTGACTTAGAGAGTTCCTTACCATCCTCGTACATCTTCGTCTGCAAGTCCGCTGCCGCTTGGGCAATAGTCAACTTACCTTGTTCGATTCCGAGCAAAGACGCTTGATGTGCGGAGTTTGCTTTCATTTCCGTTTCGGATAATTCAAGTTGTCCTTCGCCGAGTTGAAGAGTATTCGCGGCTTTCTGATATTCCAATTCACGATCTAGGCCAGCCTGAGTTGTGGCGGCTGTCAGTTGATCTTCTCGGGATCTTTCTTCCCCAAGCCTTGCCGCTGTTGTTTCTACTAATTGGTCTCTATCAAGAGCCAGTTGTCCTTGAGCGGTCGAGGTTTGCTGTTCAATAAGACCTGTCTCTGCCCTCATCCTTAGTAAATCGGGTACAGACATGTTAGCGCGTTTAGCGTCTTTTATCAGTTGATCTCTTTCACGACGTTCTTTGTGCCTTGCATCACGCGCTTCTCTCTCAGTCCTTCCCGCTTCTTTCGCTTCTTCAAACCTTTCTTGCTTCAACCCCGCAATCCTTTTCCTTTTATCGGTTGGTCCTTCTTCTCCTCGGGATGTTGCGATAGCATCCCTGTTGGCCATGGCCCATTCCTGATTAACAATCCTGACTGCATTTCGATCGGTGATCATAGGATTGTCCTTCATCTTCTTCTCAACAGCATCAGAGAACCCCGGCCCCCACCTTCTGACCGCTAACTCCTTTTTGTATTCATCGCTAGTCGGAAGGTGCTGCATCCTTGGATCATCAAGAGTGCCAGCACCAGCACTGCGAGCAACAGATTGTGACCTGTTCCATTCCGGGTCTCGGCGTATAGCCCGTGCTTCGTCGGACTGGGCTCCATGAATCCTGACAGTCTCGTCGTAGTCTGGGCCCATGTAACCACCAGCCATTGGCCGACCAGTCGATGTACGGGGAACATCAGTGTCCGTGGTGGGGCCCATGTATGGAGGCGTGGGCGGTGGTGGTGGTGAGGGCGGACCCACGAACCCACCAGCAGCGGGCGGACCAGCAGCGGGCGGTGGCGGTGCACCGGCGGGTGAACCCATGAACCCACCAGCAGCAGGCGGTGCAGCAGCGGGCGGCGCAGGTGGACCCATGAACCCACCAGCAGCGGGTGGTGGCGGTGCAGCAGCGGGTGGTGTAGGCGCGATCTGGCCCGGGATAGGCAGGTTGATCATGCCGGGAGTTGTGGGGAATGGTTGTGCAGGCGGGGCTTCTTCAGGTCCCTGCTGGCCTGCTATGGGGATGGGGATGTTAGGACCCGCCCCTCCTTGTGAAGGGATTGGCAGCCCGTGGAAGGGATGTATGCCCGGTCCGGTATATCCCTGCTCTGGCTGAGGGCCGGGGGCTTGCCATGGAGCCTGCGTAGTCGTAAATGGTTTGGGAGATGTGGGAAGAGGAGCAATGCCTTCAACAGCCCGTGAAAGCGGGTTTTGCATATCCTCTATGGAGGGGGTGCCTCTTCCTGTGATGTCCCTTTCCATTGCCGACTCCGCACCGCTTTGGGGTCCGAAGTCTCCCGAGAGCATGCGTTCTTGTGTGGCGGTTGGAGGATACGGTGCTTGCGTATCTTGGAATGGCTGAGGTGAAGTTCCTCGGGCTTGCATTGAGATATCTTCAGCCGCCCGTGAAAGCGGGTTTTGCATATCTTGCATGGAGGGCGTGCCCAAGCGAAGACGCGCTTCGCGGCGTGGCTGATCCGGTGCGGGTTCGTCTAGTGGATTCGTCGCTTGCGCCTGTCCAGCACTAGCAGCCATGTGGGGTTGGGGGATCGGTGGGTCGTATTTGACTGGGCCTGCCGTGGGGGCCTGTCTCGAAGAGACAGGTCCGAACGCGGGTTCTTGCACGTCCTCTGGAGCAACGTTCGGTGGTGCACCCGGGGCGGTAGCCCCAGATTTATTCAGTCTCTTCTTTTCGTCTTTACGGGGTCGTCGTAGTGCCATTTTAATACTCACCAATCGTGTTTCTTTGGCGACCGATGTCGTCGGTTCGTCGAGTTCGAGGATCTGGTATTGGGTTATTCGACCTTTGTGCTGTCGCTTGATTTACCTGTGGCCCCACGCCTTGCCCTTGCCTCGCCACTATATCAGGTGGTGGTAGGGGTTGGGCTGTGTTTCCTGTAACTGATGCACCCGAAACAGACGCGGGGGCACCGGATACAGGCGAGCCATCTTCTCCCATTGTAAAGTCCGACATGCCCGGTGTCATGTACTGCCGGGGCGGGGGGATGGGGGGCTGGCTCTGGACTTGAGCCAACGCTTGATCAAAGATGTTCATTGGGGTGAAGGCTGACATCGCTATTCCTGCCTTAGTGAGTATATCAGGTGCATCTATTTCTTCCCTTTTCTCTTGTGGAATGGGACCCATTTGTTCAGTGCGGCCTGCCGCTTCTTGCAACCTCCACAACCCTCTATTCCAGTAGTCGCCTTGATGGTCTTAGCCACCAGATCCCCGAGACCACTCATTCCTTTTTCCTCGGGTTTCTCCTCGGGCTCCTCGTCATGGAACTCAGCAAGTCTGCTTTCTGACATTACTCCTGACGCCCTCTTCATAATCTCCCCTCTCTTTTTCATCTGTTCCTGCGTGAGGGGATTTTTGGGATTTGTTGTTTCCACTTGGCGACTACGTAAATAGTCCTTATGCGCAGATCTTGCTTCTGCGTATTTAATTAAGACATCCATCGCTTCATTATTAGCCAATTAAAAACTCCTAAATAACAGAGAGTTTGTAACTAAGGGATCTGTTGGCGGGATACATCCACAGTTCCGCATGCATCTCTTTATACGCTCCTCCCGAGCAATATCCTACGATGACATGGTATGCTGTTGTGAAAATCGTTAAAACAACTGCCCTGTTTCGGTATTCGGATATATCAATTATCGCGGGACCGGGGAAGCCAATCGAATCATTTACCCCCGTAGACTCGATAATGCCCTGCCACCCCTCTCCCATTGGAGGGTCTTCGCAAGTCCACTGGCCCGGTCCATTGCAACAGGCGTCGTGGTTGCAGCCGCCTTCGCAATACTCGCACGCACAATGACCAAAACTCGGCGCACAAGGGCAAGTGGGGTTCACGCACCGTTTGATGTATTGGGGTTGTCTATCACATTCCGGAAATTGAACAGCGTTGACAGCGGGTAATATTGTCGCCCTGTAGCCATTTGGAGCGATGGCTTCAATACCGCACGGACCCGGGGCATCTGGGCAATCGGGATGAAAGGGAGGAGAGCCGCAGCCAACGGTAGAACCACTTTCCCAGCCCTCATAAGCCGTTGGAATAACTGTACCATCCGGGAGGGTAATTGTGCATTCGCAAGCCGACCCGGTCCCGGGAAATGGGCCCACCGGGTCGTGCGCTTTAAGGTCAACAAGAGTACCAATGCCTGAAGTTATCTTCAAAGTTCCTGCCCCTCCCGGAACCGATCCCTGCCCCCCACCACTCGGGCTAGTAAAAGGGTGTGCACTATAGAACCCCACTTCGTTCGGGTTGTAGCCCGGGATATTCCATTGCTCGGGCACGTCGTTCAAAAAACAAGGATGTGTATTATCACATTCACCTTGGCCCAGTGTTCCAGAGACAACCAAGTAAGAAGCATCACAAGTAAATGTAAAGATGTATGAGGCTACTACATCCCCGCCGCCCGTGGAGCATCTGGGGCATGGGCTATGTGAATCACTACAACACCACCAAGGTGTTTGATCGTTCCCCCACGGGATGTCGGTCTCGTAGATGCAATCTCCGGGGTCATCGCTACACCCACAAATTCCGATATGACCTTGGCACTTACACTGATCAAGTAGATCTGGATTCATTCCGACGGCGCAACAAGGATAGTCGCTGCTTCCGACGCAATCGCCGCCGCCGAGTTCAGTATAAAACGGTCCCTTTATACACACTAAAGGGTTGTCATCACAGCACGGGTTGTGTCCATATCCTGATATGCCATAGGATTCTAGGGAAAGACGTTTATCGCCCTCCCCTGTATTGAGGTTGTACCCCTTCATGCAGTAGTAGTTATCGTCGTGTGGCATTAGTTGGGTGTGCACTGATGATCCGTGTCTGGTGGTATTGGTGTCCTTATGCAGCAGTCTTGCGTTGCTATATGATGTAGCAATGCATCCCTGTACTCTCCGGCTACATTCACTACATGGTGAATCCTCATCGCGTCCAGCACGTGAATTTCTTCGTCATTACCTTCGTGGTCACAGACCAAGAAAGTTGTTACCCCAATCCACACCGAGAAATCTCTATCAGGGTCCTGCCCACCGTGGGAGGTATGCGGGTCGGCCATCGGGCTTGTGATTGAAGTAAAGCAATCTTCGAAGAACTCCATCTTCGATAATTGAAGTTTTATATACCTCCCCGAAGGTATTCCTGTGTCGAAAGGCGTTTGATAATCAAAAATGTTATGAACAAAGGACAGCCCGTAGGTGGTTGCGCAATGATTCCCACCATCGATTGTTCCGCATGCTCCCTCTCCATCGCTCGGTGAGCCACCACCATTATTCCCACCGGCGGCTGCAAGCAGTTGGTTCAGGGTCATTTCATATGTATCAACAGGAGTGACATGGCGCACCTCACCCTCCTGTACGTACATTTTCATTTGTTCAACGCCATTATTCTGGTCGTTGTTCGTGTACAGAGAACTATTGCGACGGTGGTCGGGAGTGTCTCTGATCTCATCAGAGTACACGCTTTGGATCGAGTCGAACGCTTGGTTAATGGTAGACATTACGGCCAATCCTGCCCGGGCTCATCGCCCACTGTCTTCGGGTCATCGTCGTAGGCTAAGTCAATAGTAACCCTGTTTAAGGAGATCTCTTGTCCGGAAGCCTCGATCCTGATACGGAAATATCGACCCCTCATCCCCATGAATTTTGAAACTGAAACCCTCTGGCCATCGCTAGTTTCGACAATAGCGGTTCTTTCGTCAAGAGTCTTGTAAGAGACGCCAACTATGTCGTTCGGGTTATCGAAGGTGGAAACCCTGACAGTGAAGTCACCAGATCTGTAGCCCAGATCAAGTTGCACGTTGCCAATGACCTTGTCCAAGTGTGCGTTCTCATTCACCCACATCTCAACTAAGGATGTGGTGTCGCCACTTTCATCACTGTTGTTATACGACGATATTCTTGGATCGTATTCCATACACGTGTTGTCAAGCCACATGTAAAAGGCGTACCCTCCGTCAGCACGGTGAGAGATCATGTAGTTACTCTGTTGGGAACTCCCCGGGTTGGTTAGTTGATCGTCAGGAGAAGTCTGTTGGCCTGATCCTATCCACCACTCGGAGGTGAAGTCGTCTCCAATGTCGTGCATCAATACGCGGTATCGGTCTGTTTCCCCGGGTATGGGGAAGGTCATCAAGAGTTTCTTTGAATCTTCAATCAGTCCAATCCTTACATCCTTCTTTTGCGACTTTGTGAGTTCATCCATCCAACCGTCAAACCTCAACTCACGCAAGATTTCCACAGCCTTGCCACCCTTGAGCCACACGGGTCCCTCGTCCGCTACCCACAGCACGCCGTTGGAAGTGGGGTGCACCGATTGGTGTGTGAGGACACCCGGGCCCCCCAATTCCTGTACCTGCGGGGCTCCGCTGAATCCGAGTTGGTAGATAGTCTGCCTTGTCAGAAGGATCGTCGAGCCAGAATCGTTGAATGTATGCATGGGCTTGCCGCGCATGGAGGGCAGCGGGCTGAACGTGTCTTTCTGGTTATGTGTAGATCTGCCAATCTGTTCCGGATGTCCCACGCTGTACTCAACCCCGGGCCTGACGCCAGCGGGGGAGAACGAATAAGGGTTGTCACCAAAGGCTTGATATGACGAATCGTTTGCGCCTGACACGTGTCTCGGGAAGAAGTAGAGGGCCGTGCCCCCGGGAAGTATTGCCATGGTTTCCGAGGGGACAGGCCTATCGTACTGCTCTGAGTATTGCCCAGAATCCGCCAACGAAGATTGATCTTTGTACAGGCATATTTTCCCGCTGGGGCAACTCATCCCCACCTGCCCCGTGGCACCTTCCAGAACAATATCTTCCAAGAACATCATATCTGACAGGTGGTCGGACATTGCATGAACTTCGTCATACAACATCTGCGTCCCAAAGTTTGCGCTCGGAGTCTGCATGGTCAGGACTTCGGTCGGAGGCGAGCACCATATGGCTAGACCCAAGTCCCCTGCGCCAGTCATGCCGGGAGGAGCAATCTCAACCATGTACTGATAGAGAGCGTAACTGCTCCTGTTTGGTCCGAATCTAATGATCGACTTGGGACTACAGGCTTTCCCAAATATCCCCCTCTTCGCATCGTAATACCCAACCTTGAAAGAGAAGTTCAAAATCTTCTCGCCTCGACTGTTGTGTGTACTGGACGAGGGCACATGCCAACAGAAAATCCCCCCTAGCGACCCTTCTTGGGGCAGACATTGGTACTGGTTGAAGAGTCCCGTGTCGGGGCCTGATTCGCAATGTGCTGCGCACGGGTTTGGGAGGTCGCAATATGGAGCCCCCTCTATGCAAGAGGTGTCAGTTTCCCCCCACCCACAGTTACCATCCCAGTCCCCCTCAGCCCCCGACTCCCCGCAGCAAAACTTATCCAACCCACCGGGGAGACGATAATCGATCTCAAGAGTTTCAGTCAGGCACTGGCAGAAATACCCGCAGTAATTGTCAATCGAAAAATCTTGGGCGGCCTTTACGTGTGGATTGACCCCGAAATACTTACCGCCCATGCCGGGGACGCCGACGTTTCTGACGTTGACTCCGTCATACGAAAACATCGCTCCGCCACCCACGGAGTTTTGGCAAAAGTACACCTCGCCGCCGTAAACCGAAAACGAGCCGGGTTCCCCTTTATCTATTGACTTATAGTGGAGCCCGGACAAACCAACTGAACTGAAAGTATTTCCAGAGAGCCTGTATATCGCCTTGTTGGAATTCACCACTAGGCTGGAGCCGGACTTGATCCCCACAAGATTGGAAGTGATGTGAGAATCCGGGGTGACAGTAATCCCAGTCGGCCCTGTCTTGAATCCACGACGGGTCCGGATGGTTTTCTCTGGGGTCAACTCCATGTTGACTACGCGGGTTACGGGGTTCTCCCCCAACTCGGGCTTCGCGGGTGTTTGACTGAAGGCGTCCCACACATGAGTCTTGTACTGCTTGCTGCCAGCCATGGCTTACCCCATACCGCCCATGAAGCGACCGTTGAAAGACCGGAACTCCTGTTGGAATCTTGCGGGCTTGAAGTACGAGGCATTCCATTCGTTTGACCCCGAGTCATCGAACTCCGCCAACAGACTTCGGTAGTCCTTCTCCACTTTCTCTGACCACCTCTTGGCATCCAAGTCATTGGACCCGAAGAGCATCAACATGCGGGCCACAATCCTGTCACGGAGATGCATCCGGAAAGACGGCGGCCACTTTTCGAGACCCGGCCAAGCATTATCAACCTTGTCGATATCAGGGACCCCTGTGTAGATGACACAGAACGCCTGATACGTCGTGTCTGGTTCAGGCAGCCACTGGATCGAGGTGGTGCTTCCTTCAGGTATCAAGTAGAAATACTTGGGTCTGCCTGTCGTGGTCTCGTTGGCATAGGATGCCATCAAGTGTGCCCATCTCGTGGAGTCCTGCCATTGGCACTCGGTTACCACGTTATTGGTGCCCTTGATGTAGATAATCTTGCTGGCAATGCCGTCGAATGAATCGGTGGTATCTGCGATTGTCACAGCACCATCGGTAGCAATCTCCATCCACACTGGAGATCGCCTGAACCGCCAATGCCGTGAGTCCCACAGCATGGCGTGCTCTTCATAGATAGCCCTGTCAAGTACATCAATGGACGGGAAGACTGGGGCTTCCTGACGAAGGAGTATTGCAATGACAGATGACCTCATGCCATCCGGGGTAGTTGTTGAATCAGAATCCCCGAACGAATCTCCCCATGAAGTTGCGTATGTGCTTGTGATTTGCCCAAGCAGGGAAGCGATGGCCGTCTGCCGGAAGTTGGCAGCATCTTGAACAGACCGGAACTGGCGAAGCAAACGCTCAATGACCTCAAGTTCCACCAGTTCGGACCACACTGAATCACTTGATGATTCACCGGCGACAACAGCCTCATTGGCAGACTTGGCGTACCACTTGCGGATCTCATCTACCCGGCTCTCGGCGTGGGTAATGTACCCGACCCAAGGTTCTTCCCCAAGAGTTACCGGAACATTGGTCGTTCGTCCGAAGACCTCGTACAGAACCCTGTTTGTGGCGTCTGATGAAAGTGCCATTTAGAGGACCCCGAACAAGACGTTCCCTGATACTGCTGCCGTTCCAGCGCCCGAGTCGATTGAAATGTAGAACTTCACGTACCTTGCGCCGAAGGTCTCCAACACACCATAGGTGGTTTCTTTAGTCTCTTGATATGACCCAACACTATGACCGATGTCATCGAGTTCAAGGGCGGCAGTAATCGAAGCCAACGACTGGAACGCTGTTCCACTTGGAACGATCATGCTGTAACCCATCATATCAGTAGTGGCGAGGGGGCCTGCTGCTGCTGCTGGCACGGCTGCGCTTGCAATTTTACAGTCAACAATCAGTGCTGTAGTTGGTACCCATACAACGTCCTCGCTCTCCCTGATAGATTCAAGGCGGTCGTACATGGGGTGCCAGTATTCCACAACAAGGCGGAACTCATCACCATTGGTGTCAGTTCCATAGGGCTTGATATAAAGCGCACGACCGGGTTCCAGTTCGTGGATACCCGACGTAGCCGAGGGGGCTGGTGGCGTGGTGGTAGGAACACCAAGGACGATTGCCCCGGTAGTTGTCTGGTTCGCCTTGAATGCCCTGCGAAGTACGGTGTAGGGGTGCTGGGTTGATCGACCAGCGGGTGTAGCCCTATTTCTTGGAAATGAAACCATTGTATTTATTCCTATTCGGGCTTAGTTAAAACCTTGCCTGACAATAAAGTGTTAGCCAACAGGCCCTCCGTTGGGACGACCCCACCACCCAAAACCGTTGCATTATACAGGCCAAGGGTGATGTAATAATCCCCGCCAAAACCCAAGATACCCATATTGGGTGGTGTGTGGGTTGAGGATTTAGTAAGAGTCTTGCCTGTTAAAATTGTAGTTGTTGCCATTTACTTCTTCTTCTTACAGGTTGACGAGCACGCCATCCCCATCATCTTGCGTACCTTGGGGCACAGGGTTACGCCTGCGGCAAAACAAACGACACCTACGAGGATGACAAACCACATTGTACTGGTAAACTCGGACATATCTGCGAGTATCATTTCTTGTTTCCTTTTTCTTGGAAGATTTGCTTGGCAATCTTGTAGGTCCAAGCGAGGGTAAGGACACCTGTCGCAATTAGGACAGGGATGAAGAGAGCGTGGGCGTAAGTCATTACGGCCCAGTTCAATAAGCAAAGAATAACGCCACCCACAGCAGGATACCAGCCGCGCCGTCCACTTGTCATAGTAAGTAAGACTATGCCAGCGGCGGTGCTCAACGCCCCGACCATGGACAGTACGGATAGGCTGCTGGTTGCATCCCCTACTCCAGTAACGTCGGCAATGCGCCCGCCTATGCTGGAGAGGTTGCTCTTGCTGGACGAAAAGCATCCAGCGGCGAACAAGGGGAGGGTTAGAAGGGGGAAGAGTTTCATGTCCATATCTCAACGGCGATTGTGCTGATGGATGTGAAGACGAGAGCCGCTATGGCTGCGGCTGCATACATCTTTGTCTTGAGTACGGCGATCTCTCGCTCAACCTCTCGAAGCGTAGTGTCAATATTGTCCAGTCGGGTGTTGACTGTCTCAAGAGACTTGACTACGTATTTTCGGTACTCGTTCCAGCCATCATCGTTTGGAGCCATTGTGGGTTGGGGTCCTGCTTTGGTGACACATATACAGTTTCCTCTTCCCTCAAGTAGCCCCTAGCATACATGAAATCTTCAAAATCCATAGTAACTGGTACCTCAGAAGGAGGTAAGTTTCTTGGATAAACCGTAAACAGGAACGTGGCCTGCCACCTGCCCCTGCTGTTACGCCACGCAACGCATGGCATGTCGGTTGCGGGGCAATCCCCGATCGCCTGCTCAAGTGCGTTCTCCAATAACTTGGAACCCACCGCCATCTTCTCGTTGAACTTGACCTCGAACCAGACGTTGGGCAGGTTGTGAACAACGTCGGGTGTGACTGCTGATCCATACCGCTGCTGGCCCCTGATGGCGTTGATGCCGTAGTACCCAAGTTCCTTGGCAAAACCTACTTCGCCACGACAGCCCTTCGCTCTTGAGTTTTTACGCATGATCGTCACGTCTCATCCTCGGGAATATGAATGCGGGGGTGCTGTCCCCTAGCCATGTTGCAACAACCCCAGACTCCATGAAACTAACTGCCCTTTTCCTGTCCCAATCTTCCGACTCCATCAAGATTTCGACGCACTTCTCATAGTCATAAAGGGCAAAGGACGGCTTGTCAGATCTCCTAGCGTAGCCAAGATAGGCTTCCTCGAAGCCCTCGGCTATGACAGCGTCCTTGTTTATTTCCTCAAGTCTCCGGTACACCTTCTTCCGATCCGACATGGCAGGGGTAGCCCATACTCAACGCTACCGTCATACGTTCTACGGTAGACACTCGACAGTCAAGTGTCCCCTGTAGATAGCCGTAGACGGTGGGGGAATCAAGGCTTGTCTCCTTCATCAGCCAATATCTGGTCCTCCCCTGTCGGTCTAGTTCTTCGAGGATGGCCCGGGCCGTAGTCCCAAGCACCTTCTTCTTGATGCGATCGTTTGTGTATTGATTATCCATATCTTGAGTATACCCCATATCTTGTGATCCTTCCACCTAAACTCTCCCCATACATTTTGGGACACATGGGACACATGGGACACATTTCCCAAAACTCCTAACCTATCTACCCCACCCCCCTCTTTGGTTATGTATTTGTTTTTACTGTCCCAAGTGTCCCAAGTGTCCCAAGAAGAAGGCCCCGAAGGGGTAACTTCTTTCGGGGCAAGGGGTTGTGACTTGGCCCACCGAGCGGTGTTGATGCTTGTAATGTGTCCCAACATGTGTCCCATGTGTCCCTAAATCGGCAGTCCTGAGTCAAAATCCTGTAGGGGAAGGTCAGTATGTTTGGACTTCCCATCATGTTCCTCCCCTACCCATAGCCAACTGCGTCCTGTGCCGGTATGCTTTGAGTCGCACATGGCCTTCATAGGTTCTAGTGTCATCATGTTCTTGATCCAAGTAGTGCACCCCTTGGGTGACATGGTGCCGTCGATCACGTCCTGCATTTGCAGTTCCTTGTACAGGGTACGCCTCTGGATACGCACGGCATCCTTGGTTGGATCGCACCCACGTCGGTCCAAGAGTTTCATGATACAACTGGCGACCTCCTCTGCTTCCTCAAGATCTGAGTCCACCTCTGGCCTCTTCGATTGGTAGTGAAGGGCGATCTCATCAGCGTTATCAAACCTCTCAAGCAGGGCACGCTGCCAAGGGGCCCACCTGTCAAGCCGGTCTGGCGACAGGCTGGATCGCTTCTCTCCGCTGAGCCAGTGGATGATGTCCGATATGAGTTGCGCTCGGTTCTCCTCCATGAACCTCTCCTTCCACTCGGAGAAGTCTGTCTGGTGCTTGGCCGTGCCGATGTTGATGATGATTGACCGCTCTGCCAAGTCACGGCTGAGGGTGGGGGTGTTGGCTGTGATGAACCAAGTCAGAAGGTTAGGCCTGCTGAACTGCCCCTTGTACATCTTCTTGCCGTCAATGTACCGGGCAGTGATAGCCCCCTCCAGCCCACCCCTAGACAGGCGAGACTTGAGGTTGTCAATCAGAACACATCTCTGGGACAGTGACTCGTCAGACAGGAGCCTTGACCTAACGGCCTCCCAGTCCTCGCGCTCAGTGATGGAGGGTGCGCCCCCCCATACCTCACAGATGAGGGCTGCGGTTGTAGTCTTACCCACGCCACGTCCATGCTTGGATGTGAACACGAAGGCTGGGCGTGTACCCGGAGGGCCACCCCACCCGGGAGAGGCTAGGGCTGCAAGCATGAGTTGCCTGTCTATGTCGGTCTCTGGGTTGAGTCGGTTCACCAGTTCTTCAAGCGCCTCGCCGGTTGGCTCCGGTAACTTGCACCCCATGTAGTACACGCCGGGAACTTCAGGCACGTGGGGCAAGAGTTCAACTGACTGGTAACTTGGCCTCGCCTCCGCCAGCATGAACTCGTATATCTCTTTCTTGGTACTGGGGTTCCGCTTCGCACTGGTACCCCTGTCCACGCACTCGCGCGAAGTCCACCGGATGTCGCAGTCCCTCATAAGATACGCGAACATGGCGGCTTCATTCGTGATGTACCTGAAGGAGTTGGACCCGGGGAGTTCGCCGTCGGGTGGCAAGTCTCCCGGCGCGAACAGCATTCCGTTCACGGTGCGGGGCCAACCGTCGTTTGATTCTTGGATCAGTTCGCATATCTTGGGGGCAGGCAGGTAGCACCTTCGGGATTCATCACCCGTGCCTACGTCTGCGACGTTGGAAATCGTAGGCCGAAAGGTCTTGCCCAACAGGGCGGCCTTCTCTCTGGTCTCATCCGTCCCATGGATCATCCTCTGTATGCAGGTCTCGACGTTCTCCTCGTCCTCCACGCGCGGGCTGCGGGGCTTGGCGTAGGCTGACTTGATCGACTGCTCGATCTCCGTGGGGGTGAGGCCTGAGTTCATGGCCGGTCGGACCAGCATGGACATGGCCTCCTCCTCGCTGTACCCACGGCCCCCGAGGTCACAGGCACAGGAGAACAGCCTGCTGTTACGCTCGCCTGCGGGTGCACCGCTACTCATGAAGTACAGCGTGGCCGGGTGCGGCTCGGACGTGCCGTCCTGTATCTCACTGGGGAGAGCACTGGCTGGTGGCACCACGGCTTCGAGTGGCTGGATCGGGAAGTCCTCAAGAGAGCACAAGTGTCCTTGTATCAGGTGAACCAACCTGCACTCTACGTGGGGTTCATACTTGACATTCAGGAACCCCGGTAGCCTCATGACTCTTGGTGCGTCCTTGATCTTGGGGTCGCTGCCACATGCTGCGATCATCCCCCGCTGGTATGAGGCCCAAGTTTCAGCATCCTCGATGGGGTCTTCCAGTCTCCAGTAGAAATGCACACCATGTCCACTAAAGATTTCAGCGGTGGGCACAGGCAGGGCCGCCTCAGATATGATCCTCCGGGCGTAGTCAAGTGACACGTTGTCGAAATCCACGAACAGGCTGTTGTATCTTGCGACATCTCGCGCGGAACTACCCTCGCGTACCCTCGGGTTCGCACCGAAGTAGATGTTCTGGCCATCCAAGTTGTGACTTGTCAACGCCTCAGTCAGGTCCGCAAGTTCACTCGCTTTCACCCACTCTCGCTTACCCGAGGGTAGCATTCGTATCTCAATCAAGTCTTCAGGTTCAAAGATTACCGACGCGAAATCGACGGCGGGGTGGGTGACTGTTGGCATTTGGGGCTCCTTCGGAGTGGTCTATTGTATCACCTGTCGCCGAGCATTCTCAGCACGGCATCTGACATCTTGGCTTTATTCCGCACCGCCCACAGGATTGACTCGTCTGCTGTCCCGTCGGCGATGATGTGGTAGTACGTGCACGGTCGCGTCTGACCCATGCGGTGTATGCGATCCTTGGATTGTTGGTACCTCTCGTAAGAGAAGTCCATCGAGTAGTAGATTGCATAGGACGCAGCGGTAAGAGTGATGCCGTGACCTGCGGCAGCGGGGTGGCAGACCAGACAGTCCAAGTCTCCACCCTGAAATCTTTCGATCAACACACTGGCATCTTTGGTCCGGCCATCTATGACATCGTGGCTTCGCCCCACCTCCGCCACAAGTTTCGAGATCATGTCTATCTCAGCGGTGAAGTTGGCCCAGATAACAACGGGCTCGTTACCAAGTTCCTCAAGTATGGCACGGAGTTCCTTGATCTTCACTTGGTCAGACGACAGGATGGTATCTTGGCCACCTTGCTTGTAATAGAAACCACCAGTCAACTGCCGCAACTTCATCAACTTGGCTTGGCCTGCGGGGGTCAGGGCTTCACCCTCCATCTCTGATGCCAGCCCCGCATACACCATCTCGTAGGTCACCCGGTCATCCTTGCTCAGTTCCACAACCCTCATCACGTCCGTCTGCGACGGCAGGTCGATGGCCTCCTCCTTTGACAGGCTCCACGATACGCTCTTCAGGCGGTCGTTGAACTCGCCCATCTGGTTCTGCTTGGGGATGTACCCGGTGATGACATCCCTCCCAGAGATGGGCCTAGTCTGCGTGAAGAAGTACCTGTTGGTGAAGCCGTAGAAAGACAGCCCGAAGGTATCTCGGCTGATCGCCCTGATCTGCGTGAAGTATTCCGTGGGACAGTTGGGAGCAGGGGTACCCGATAGCAGGTACACGCTCTCCATCTTGTCAGCGAATGACAGGAGTGCCTTGGTGCGCTGGGCCTTGTGACTCTTGATCATGGATGACTCATCGAGGATGAGCCTCCGTATCCCAGCGTCCAAAAAATCTTGGGCATGATTCTTGAACAGGTCGATGTTGATGACGTAGATATCTGCCTCGCTGTCCAAGATAATCTTGGATCTCTTTGCCTTGGTCTTGTCCCAGCAGCAGACGACCTCCAAGTTTGGGAAGAACTTCTCCGCGTCAGAAACCCACGCGGCTTTCATCACAGACTTGGGGCACACGACCACAGTCTTGACCGGGTGATCTTGCACGATGGCGAGGCTGCCCACTGTCTTGCCCAGTCCCGGCTGCAACCAGAACCCGTAGCGTGGGTGAGACTTGGCGATCTCAACCATCTTCTCTTGGTGCTGCATCAGCATGAGCCACCTCCGTGATTTCGATCACACCATGCGCCGGATGATTGTGCCGCTCGACTCCATCCTCTCCTCGCTGCGATCCGTTGAGTAAAGCGGGCATCATGTCCACTTGCCTGCCATTGTTGAATCCAAACGGCACCTGCCCCCCCTCCGGCAAAACCCAAAGGTGGTGTTGATTGGCTCCGTCAACGAGCCGAGACTCAGACGGGTATATCTCCACCGCCTCACGATCGGGTCCGCACAGTTGGTTCTTTATATCTTGGAACTCTCGCCAATCCGTCCCGCTTCGCCGGTCTAGTCTGCGAATGGATATGTGAGTGAGCCCGTCCTTTTCGGCTGGCGGCGTGACATGAACGATGTACTTGTCCGACTCGTAAACCTTCGCCCGTCGCATTGCGTCGTACTCACCCTTCGCTTCCTCTCTTGTCGCACCAAGTTTCATTGCCCAAGCGATGAACTCCTTTGGCTTCTTCGGCACGCCGGGTGCTACTGCCGTAGCGGTAACATCGATAAACTTGCCTGCTGGATGATTGTTGCTCATGCGTCACCTCCTACCAGAGCGTTTCTTGAACTTCGACTTGGGGTTCGGGCGGGACTTCGTCCTGTCCTTGGGTTTCTTGTTCATCAGGACCATTCCTAAAGGATGTGCCTGTCTCGCTTTCTTTCCTTTGTCGTACTGTGGCATGGTCATCCTCCTTTAGGAATGGCTCGAACCCATGAAGAAAGGACACCGCCTCTTCCGTGGACGGTGCCCCTTCGTAGTAGTAAGCGCGCTGCTCGGGATCGAGTGTGTACCTCGCACCCTCCATGCAACTCTTCCGGCTGAACCAGATGAGTGGCTTACCCTCACCCAACTCGGTGGTATCTCCGTGGAACGGACCGCCTACCAACTGAACTATCTTGCGGCTACACATGGTGCGACATGCACCGTGTGTATGAGTCGTGACCGCTCAAGTTAGATGGGCAGGTCATCGTCCGCATGAGACACCTCAGACTTGGCCGCCACATGTGTGGGATCACCGAGCCGACCGTACCACGCGGCTGCGTTACGGATGTGTTCATCCGTTGCATCACCAGCAGGACGCGGGACAGGAATGAGGGCCGAACCCTCTGCAAACTTCTTGTCCCTTATGTCCAGAAAGTACGAACCCGGTGTGGCTTCCTCACCCTTTGAGGCGGCCATCGCCTGACGTGAGGCTTCAAGCCTCATGATCGCTTGTCCAGACTTGAGGCTGGTCTTCTTGAACGACAGGATCACGGGGATCTGGTGCCCATCAAAGAGAACAACCCAGTTGATGTGCTTGACTGCGGCTGTGCCGACACCCTTGCGCCCGGTACCCCATACGAGATCCTCGGGTTTTACATCTTCCTTGTTCATGGTTCGGTATTCAATACCGGAACCAGCCCCGCCTTCGGCGTACTTGATCCACTCGTTGTACCCAAAGACAGGGACAAACTTGACTCCGTCAAGATCGAGTGCCTCGCCTGTGCTTGCGTAGACCCACGTGCCACGTTCGTGGTCTCCGTGCATCTCACGCTCCAACTGCGTACCCTGAATCAGGGACAGCCGGTCAAGCGAGAAGTCTTCTTGCTCCGCGTTCACCATCGTGCCGAAGCCCGAAGGCATTGCCGGTGCGAGGTTCCCGGGGGTCTCTTCTTTTTTTACGATGTTACCTTTGGCCATTGGTTGTACTCCTTACGACCTACGAAATGAAACTTTGGTGATGGGGGTGAGTGTCAACCCAACGGGTAACTCACCGCCACTGTCTACGTACTCTCGTATCTTGGCACCCGACATCCTACGCTGGATGAAGTCGTGCCTTCCTGTGTTGGCGCACCACCGGAAGATCTCATCGAAATGTTCCGGGTCATACGACGGGACCATGTCATCCTTGATGGATAGCGTCAGTCGTGCGTCGTTGTTCTTGATGGTGTCCACGCCAGCGTTCTCCATCTGCGTCTGGATCTGGAAGGACAGATTGTTCCGTCTTTCTTTCAGGTCTTTCAGCGTGGCGTTGGCCTCGTCCATGTGATCAAGTATCGACCGCATCTTCAGCGCGAGTGATCCAAGATCGAGGTCTTCCTGTGTTGTGCTCATTGTGTTGTACTCCTTGCGTTGTGTTCCCTTCATTATACATACTCTCGCTCTGATGTCAACCCCCATCATGGGTAAACTTTCAATAAAAATCAGAAAGTTTCACAAGTCTTCAACTTCACCTGTCAGATTGCGGCATCGGTGTCCGTACATGGAGTGGTGGAGTTGTGCCGCGACGGACGCCGTATCTTGTGGGCTAAACATTACAACCCCCTGCTCGCAGCATTTTCTTGGCTGTGCCTGTCAGCGATATCGTGCCGCTTCGGGTCCACGGTTCCCATCGAACAAGTCCAAGCCTTGCCATTAGTTTCATGGTTCGCCTGATACTCCGGTCGTCGTACATGATTTCACTTGCTACCCCAGACTTACTCACGTCACCCTGCACCACCAAGATACGCCTAAGTATTTCAATCCCAGTTGGCGTTGCGATGATACGAAATCGTTCTATCGCCAACGCGAAATCTTGGATCAGTTCAAAGTTCGGGGTCGGGTTCTCTTGTTCCATATCTTCCAAGGCTGAACAGTTCCAGTGCTGAGAGTTCATCGAATCTTGGGTCGGCTCCACCAAACTTGTACTCTAATCTTGGATCACCGGGATCATCCCCATTGTCATTCACCGGGTGAAGGGAAATGGGGTTCTCCTCCAGAATCTTCCTCGGTATCTTGCTGTTCGGGCTGAGCCGTATCGGCTTGACCTGTTCGGGCTTGACCCCGTATTCCTTCAGCCGCTCGGTCAAAGATTCGATTGATCTCTTCAAAGATCTCTCCAAAGTTCGTGGTGTTTGTACTCGCCATCGTTCACCTCCACCTTTCTGTGGGCTTTCCAGCCAGAGGAGTGCCCACTCTAATGATTGCGCTTTCCAGAGGAGCCTGATCAGGTTCCGGCGAACCACCTTCAGGCTCCTCTTCCTGCCTCGCATGTGTTTCAGCATGGCTTACTCATTCTTCAAGTGAATCCTTGATGTGCTTCAGGAAACCATACTCTATGTCGGGCTTCAAGTTCCCTGTTTCCTGCCCACTCTCATGACTCATCTCATCTATGTTCAAGATAAAGGACTCATTGAGTGCCGCCTCGAACATCCGTTCGCCTTTCTCCTTGGAGTGGCCACTCATTTCCTTGCACATTTCAAACACCGAGCGAATCACGGCGGACACCAAGGCGGTGCCATCTGCTTTGTCAAGTTCCACAAGATTCCTCCCTCCGATTGCGCACGGGAAGTCGTACATGTCCCCCTCTACCACGACAGATGCCGCTATGAACAGACACGGCTGGTCTGGTACTTCTTTTTCTGCGGCTGCAAGTGCAGCCATGAATGCTTTCTTTTGTGGGTGTTCGTTTGTCATTGCAAACTCCTTGTGTTGTTGAAGACACAGCCCCAGTGAACTGGGGCTGCATCGCGGAGGAGAGAAGAGATCATTATGCAAGCCCCGACTCTTTCATTTCTTCAGCCGTGGCTATGACTGCGGACGGGTCGCCTGCCTTGATAACCCCAATGCTATTGCGCGACGTCCCCTTTAGCAACTCCTTCACGCTGTAAAGGCCAAGCCCTACATCTTCAGGGTCTACGGGCAGCCCTTCTATTCTCCCGATCATACCGAGCAGGGCCGATCGGTAAGCATTCCTCTCCATGATAATCCTCCCCAGCGGCTCACCTTCGTGGAACTCCTCGATGAGATCGTTATCGGTAGCCTCGTCATACCTGTCATCAGGTATGGCCACAAGTTGCGCGCCATTCACCACACCCCACGATGGGCTGCCGTTCTCCGGGTCAAGCACCACGATAAGTGTGCTTCCATTCATCATCGCCTCCTTATCTGCTCGGCTATCCAAGCGATGTTCCGTACCTCGTCCGAGTCTAGCGTCAAGGCAAAGGCTTCGGTCTTGTTACCTATCTTGAAACCTACGATGGTTTCAAGATAGTCTGCCATGTGTGGGAAATCTCCCACGTGTTTCTCTTTGTCAATCTTGGCTATCACCTTGCACCTCAAGTTTGACTTCATCGAGAGGGCGGCAGGCAGCGACAGAATCTACCTCCACTAACTTGTACATGCTGTACAAGTTATCCCTAAGATATTCCATGTCCTTGATGTTGGACACTTCACGCAGAGCCTCGGGCTCCACCTGATTGAGTGCGTCGATCGCCAAGCACAGTGCTTGGCTGATGATGAACTGCCCCCGCAAACCTGTCGAGAACTGCACGACTTCTGCGTGTTGTTCCTGCGAAAGTTGTATGGCTGCAATCTTGGCCTCGTCAAGCATGGCATGGGTGCTGTGTGCCATCCCTGATCTTCTCGTACTGCCTTCCAAGATAACTACCCACTCATCCTTACTCTTGTCGATGCGGATGTCCGATCCGATCAACCTGTACCGTAACCCATCTTCTTCCTCGGTCCATTGTGCTTTCATCTCGTGTCTCCTTATGGCTGCGCCACAGCCGGGCTCCCACTGAGCACCGGCTGCGGCTGCGAGCCGGTTGTTTACTTACCCTTCTTCTTGCGGCCCTTCGACCGGACAACCTTGTCCGGGTTGTGGAAGATAACCGCCTTCCCTTCCCCAACCTTGCGGAAGGAGAAAGTCTTGCCGTGCTTCTTGTTCACGAAAGATAGGCAAGTCCTGATGTAGGTGGATTCTTCCTCGTCGAAGGAAATCTCCACTGATCGGTCTGAGCCCAAGTCTTTGACTTGTTCCCAGATAATGTTTGCCATACCTCGTCCGACTCTGATCCCTTCTGGAATCGTCTTCAACTTGCGGAACGTAGGGGTTCCGCTGCCCTTCTTCTGTGTTGCCATTGCAACCTCCTTCGTTCCTCGCCCCTAGTCCGCACAGCACGCGGACAACAGGCCCGTGTGCTGTGCGGGGGGAGAAAGGAGCACGTTATTATGCCTCTTCCGAGGCCAAGACTTCTTCGCAAGCGGTTCCCCAATCTTGATTGGTCAAGATTGAGTACGCGGTTACGTGTTCAATGAAACTCTTCGGGCCTTCGGGGTACTTATCTTTCCTGTCCCCGTCACCGTCTAATATGTGGGTGTGTACTCGGCCCATCCAAAGCATGACGCAGGCTGCAATATGCAAGCCTCGCACTGCCTCCTCACGATGGCGAGCATGTGAGAGGATGTAATCCTTGAAAGAATCAATCGCGTTTGTCCCGGATGACAGGGCCGCTGCCATATCTTCCGGTGACTTGAACTCCTCCTTGCCACCGTTGGCATACGTCCCCATCTGGAACGCAATACATAGTCCGCTGTTCTCGTATATCTCCAGTGCTTCGTCAACTGTCAGTGTTGTGATATCGCCTTGTTGCATTTCGTGTACTCCTTGTGGTGTATCTTGTGCTTCTTATTCTACAACTGTGAATCCGAACGACGGTTCAACCCAGAAGTTTGGGATGGTATCTTGCACATCTTCGGGTACCGGGGTGGTCTCTCCGTCTTCCCCGGTAGGGCCGAGTACGAGGATGTCTCCGTGCAGGGGCTCGTCAAGTCCCGGCCACACGTCATGTCGGAGCAGCCACAGGCTGGCCGTCATGTTGATAGGCACCTCGTGCACCCTGCCTTCCTCGTTGAGGTAGATGGAGAATCCGTGCTTGTCCTCGTCCATGGGGAGGGCTTGTATCAGCCCGCCTACCACGGCTTGCATGTCTTCGAGGTTACGGATTTCCACCTTCTCTATCTTGCCGTTTGTACGGATTCGTAATCCGCTGACGGGTTCTCTTTCGTTTGACATATCTTGTACCCCTTTCAGGTGTTCCGATATTCTTTGCCCGCTGTCGGGCCCCAGCATAACTAGCGGCAGTTGATCAGTCATCCGATCCTACCTTGGATAAGGTACCGCGTACCAGTGGGCGTAACTGCTCTGCTAACTTGGCTGCGATTGCATTAGCGATCGCGTCTGCCATTCCTTTTGACTTGATAGAGAACGCTTCCCCTACCTCGGCTTGGATCAGTTCATCTACTTCGTCCGTTGTGATGAAGCCCTGATCGGTCGCGACTTCTTCCGCCGCCTGCCGGACATCGTCCTCGATTTCAGAGAAGATATCTTCGCCTTCGATTGTTGCTGTTACTTCGATGCTCATTGCTATTCTCCTTGTGGGTTGTGGTTTCTTGTGTTGTTGCCTGTCATTATACCTACTCTATCCTCGTTGTCAACCCATCCACATGAGTAATCCATATTTTTATTCGGGCTCAGGGTGTGGGTCAACTTGTCCGGATATCTTGCGGGTGGGCAGGGTATGGCGGTGGTGCTCAACGGCTGCGGCTTGCAAGTGGGAGCCTTCGATTCCCCCTCAGGGGAATGGAACCTACCTCCCGCCACGCCTCCCACCCATGCACATACCTCTTCGGGTTCGGTTCATGACTCCTTACCCTATCCGCCACCCGCAAGATTTGTTTTCATGCGAGAGCCTCCACGAGGGGGACCGGCATGTCGGGGTGCTCCCAACCTTGCCAAGTCTCGACGCCGTCGTTGAACTCCCGGAACGTGATCAACTTCACAAATCCTTTTGTATCTTGCGTCGTGATGTATGACCCGGGCATGACTTGCCCTGTATCTTTCAGGAACCCCGACACCTTGTAGATGTGATGATGACCCCAGTTGGTTATCTCCAGCGTCTCGCCGTCCTCCCTGATCAGGGAGATATCTTGGACAAGAGACGTCCAGCCTAGCCCGTCATCATCCGGGGTGCACAGCCTACCGACCGTGTCCTTGAAATCTTCCAGCCCTTGCCCGGGTTCGCTCTGATGTTCGATGTATTCGTATGTCATATCTTGGTCTCCTTGTTGGTTGGGGTTGGTTTAGACGATGGTGCTGTCGTATTGACGTACCCGGTAGCACATACCTTGCCATGATCGGTCATTCTCCGTGGCCTCGTCGCAGAACGTTTGCGCTGCGGCTTGGCTGGTAGAAGTGAGAGGTTCATCACGGTAGGTGCAGTACCACTGTTTGTAGGTATCGGACCAGATCCCGTATTTGTGGGTATCGTATGTCATATCTTGGTCTCCTTGTTGGTTGGGTCGTTGACTCCGCCGGGGTTGAATGATTCGATCCATTCAACCAAGATATCTCCGGCTACTTTCTCGCTCATTCCGAAATGCCTTGCGAGGTACGGGGACGCTCCCCACATGTTTACCTTGCCGCTATCTCTAAGGTCCTTCAGGTATTGGTTGTGCTTGTCATTCATATCTTGGTATCCTTGTTGTTATCAGGTTTCGCTACCTGGATCTATGTACCTTGTATCTTATCAGTCAAGCCTCAAGCCTTCCTTTGTGTACAGGTTTCTATTATTCATCAGGTCAGCAAGCCATTCATGTGACGATCCGCAATCCGCGCATCTTAGAACGAGGTTGTCGTCCGGGTAGCCGAGTTTCTGATCCCATGTGAACTCCGTATCTTGCTTGCATTGTGGGCAGTATGTCATTGCCTTATCTCCTTGCTGCCCGGGGCACCATTGCCCCGGGGGGAAACCCCGACCCCGCCCTAAGGGCAGGGGCCGGGGGAAACGCTACGCTCAATCTTGTCCCACGATCTGCTTGATCTTGCCCGCTACTCGCTCAGCCATCCCGGCTCCACCATCCCGGGACCATGACGTCTCGATCATGCAGTCAAGTTTCATTCCTTCCATGACAACCTCGTCCGGAACGCTGAGGCACTGGGTTGATCCGTAGTTGTGGCAACCATGCTGTACCCACATGGACCGGAATCCCAAGTCCCGGAACGTGCCGACTTGTCCAACACTCATGACCCGCTCGACGTCGAGACGCTCGCTCGCTCGCTTGATCGGGAATGAGCAAGATATCCATCGACTGTCATACTTGAACGGGAGCACTTCGCCGTCCGGGGCAAGATCGGTCTTGCCTCGATAGCACGGGTCATACAGGGCGTAGCAGGCTACGATTTCGACGCCGTACCCCATGGCTTCAAGTTTCTCAGTCATGGACGCGACCATGGCGGATACCCTGATGAAGTCCCGGCGATCGCACCCGCAAGATGCCATCGTGTTCAAGCCGAGCCTGATCACTGGTCGGCTTGCTCGCTTGCTCAGTTGCCGGAACACTGGAGCAGGCTTGCCGCTCATTCTTGACTCAAGATACCGGGGCACGTTTACGCTTCCGCCTGCCCACGCCTTGACCCGCTTGCGCTTATTCGTCCGGCACCGGCTCAAGTCTGCTTGTATAAATCCCGCCTTGATCAAGTCCCGGGTTTCGTTGTACAAGTCGCGAGCCCATTCACCCGGGGCAATGCCACGGTCCCATTGGTCATTCGTATCTTCCTTCGACTGGTCGCCGTACGTCCAGTCTTGCTCCCGCCGGGTGTAGTCCGGGAACATGCTTGTAGTTATCTTGCGATATTCGGCGAAGTCCCGGAAGTCGGCATGAGAATGAATCAAGCCGTTCGATAGTTCCCTGATCGATGCGAACCTAGTCGGGCCATCGAATACTGGCATTTCTTGCGTACCTTGTTGCTGGTGCTTGCTCCACCATGGAGCCTTGCTTGGATCGTTGTACTTAGTCTTCATTGTTCTATCCTTGTTGGTTGAAGTAGCGTTTCGTATCTTGAATCCTCACCCGTCCGGTTTCCCGGCGCGGGGAGGGTAGACTTATCCTGCCAAGCATTCCTTGATGATTCCTTCAGGGTCAACCTTGGCGACTTCCGCGTCCTGCCAGTCAGCAGTCAGGCTTCGCAAGATATCGGCGTCATCCTTGGCCCCGGTACCCTCAGCCTTCCGGTACTCGACCTCAAGCCTTGCAGCATGGAAGTCCCGTGTTGTCATCGTCCGGGACTCATCCAAGTTGTACTCCCGGGCACGGTCTCGTAGGCTCCACAAGGATGCAGCCAGTCCCGGGGAGTCCGGGAGGATGGCCCCCTCGATCTTCCGTGAGTAGTCGATGAATAGACGGGTCAGGGAAGGGAACCGGGACATGGTGGCCCCGTCCTGCTTCTGACGTCCCGTGTACGTATCGTCGCTACCGCCTAGCGTGTTGACGGCCACCATGGGAATGAAGTCCACATGCTTGGTCGCCATGTTCGCCCCTGTACGCTGGGGCACTGGGGCCTCACTGCCGCCATCGAGGATCGCATTCAAGGCAACCCCAGTTGACGGGTCAAGGGCATCAAACTCATCAAGGAAGAGCACCATGCCCTGCTCGTAGGCTTCCAGAACCGGACCCGGGTGGAACGTGCCTTCCGCGTCCCGTGCCCCCAGTAGGTCGTAGATGCTGGTTTCAGCAGTGCAAGATACGATCCTGTACCGATCCTCGTAACCCATGGCCCGGGCAACATGCTTGACGATGGTAGACTTGCCGGAGCCCTTGGGCCCATGCATCAGGACTCGACGATGGACGCCGGTTATACGCAAGGCTTCCGGGAATGCCTCATGAACGCCGTCTATCTTGATTGCTTCCTTCTGGCCCGGAATCGTTACCTCGATGGTTGGCATAGCCACCCTTCGTGCCTCTTCCCGGGCAGCGTTCATCAGGCTAGGAATGGCCGTGTCCATGACGTCCTGAGCGGCAAGCGTTCCGGCATTCTTGCCGGTCGTGCCGATCCTATCCCATGATTCGTCGGTGTCCGGGATGTACTCGCCGTCCTGCTGCTGCTGGCCGTCGCCTCCCTGTTCACCGTCGCCGTCGCCGTCCTGCTCACTGTCGCCTTCCTGCTGGCCCTGCTGGTCTCCCTGCTGGCCTTGCTGGCCTTGCTGGTCTCCCTGCTGCTGGCCGTCACCGTCGCCCTTCTGGTCTCCCTGCTGGCCCTCCTGCTGGTCGCCCTGCTGGTCGCCCTGCTGGTCGCCTTGGCCCTTGCCGTTGACCCTGTACTCTAGACTTGGATCAAGGCCCTTCGCCTTGCATGCTTTCTCAAATCCGCCCCATCCTGATCGGCGGGAATCGTTCGGGTCTGCTTCCTTGAGACGGGCCCCGTACATGACTTCCGCGATGGGTTTCCCGGTCAATGCTGCCTGATCGGTTTCGTCCCGTCTGGCATGGTTCAAGCAGTCCGATTCGGATTGCCTCTCACGGCGAAGTACCTTCGCGCATTCGTTGCTGTTGAGTCCCGCCGTCATGGTTGCCCATTCAGTTGCGGGGATTGGATCGTAGCGTTTCATGCTTGTTTCCTTGTGGTTTGAAGCCCGGCGTAGTCCGGACTTGGTTTCCTTGTGAAGCGTTTCATCGGCTTCATGTAGGTAGTCACATTAGTCCGATCAGCATCATAGTCAAGAACAATATGAGAAAGATATGCACGGTCCATGTCGGACGGGGTCAAGGCAGGACTTGGATAGCCGGACATTCATGATGCACGCCGTGCTCTGATCGGTCCGGGATTCCCGGGGCACGCCGTCAGCAGTCCCGTATCTTGATCAGTAGCCCCACGGCGACGTGGTCAGCATGCCGTTCGATGGCCCCATGACAGCGGGACGCCGTACCGTCAGCCCCATAGGGGCTGCCCTGTCTATCTTGAGCAGCCCATCGGACCCCCTGCCTTGCTACCTAGAACGGCGTACGGCATGCTGGTCGTGCATCGATGCCGCATCGTACGGGGCTGTGGCTGCGTCTGGCCCTGTGGCTGTACACATCAGGAGGCACGCTGCTGCAAGATAGATGGAACGCGCGCCTCGCCCCTGACCGGGGGGTGCCCTATACATCAAGTCCTGCCAGCCGCGAATTTCTAGATTTTTCTGGTACACTGTGACGAGTAAT